GGAGTTTGATGTGGACGTATTGTATCATAGAAATATTGATAACACGCTCTCCAACTACCTGCCATAGCTTCGCCATCAATTCTATCAATAAATCTGCCGTAGTTCCAAGTAAACGGATCGTTACTATCAAACACGCTGTTTGTAGTAAAATCAACTTTATTATTGCCTATCCAATTTAAAAAATTCTTAGATACTAATTGATTTATCTCATTTAATGAATAATCATTATCTCTGAATTTCCCTGGCATTACTTTATAAATGTCTTGATAACTGTTAGTATCACGTAACGTAATGTTATTGTATATGCGTTTTTCTAATTCTAATATAAAACTATCTCTGTAGTCATCGAACGCTGGCGTTATACTGCCATCGTGGCCGCGAATAACATTAATAGGTGTGCGATAGGTGTCATCTTCGAAGATCTCAGGAATAAATTTAGGATACAACCCTAACTTAGTAGGAGTTTCCGGTACATAAGATCCATTGGTATCCTGATATTCTACAATTTTAACAATGTCATCGACTTCTAATGTAATTGTATCGGCAAATGTTATTGCTGGACGATCTGTATCAAATGTATAATCTTTATCTATAATTAACTGCACATCATTTAAATAAACAAGTACTGCGTTGTTGCTTAATGTAAACGCATCAAATACTTTAGTAATCTCATATGAACGAACCAATGGGTCAAATATGGTATAACCAGTACCGTTAACAATATTTTTTAATGTACCGTACGGCACCATGTCACTATAGAACCATGGGAATGATTTGTTTTTAATCTTGTTAATTTCTGTTAAGATTAAATCAACACTGGCCACAGGATCAGTTGGCTGTATGCCTGACAATGTTGCGCTTAATTCTAAGAATTTATTTTTAAATCTAGCATATTCTTGTTGTGCATAACGTACAGCATCAATGAAATTTGTGTTATCATTTAATAAGAATAACACTGCATTTGAAATTGGTGCACTATGTTGTAGTATAGTACCACCTTGTGACTTAATTTCGATATCTCTAAGATTACTACTGCTAAGTACATCTCCAACTAGTTCTGTACTATTTTGACTTAGTTCAATTAGATGGTTTCTAAGTTGCCCCAATGTCATAGTTGTTAAATCAATATTTTGTGCATTGAGTTCTAAGTTTTTAGGTAATTGATATTGGCCGAGTCGACTTACTTCATTACTATAGACTAAGATGTCAATCTTATCACCTAATGCAGGACTAGTAGACAGGGTCAAGTCACCATTGGACAAGGTCCATTGTGTTGCATTTAAAAATTTATTATTTTTGTAAACTTTAACATACGGTATAGTAACTGCCGGAGGTATAGTAACATCAATTTTAAATGGGCTGTTGATTCCATCATAGATATAGGTAATCAATTGATATTGGCTGTTTTTTTCAGCTACTGTATTCCAATTATTTTTTGGTACAGTTGTATATCTATCCATTATTTTTTGTAAAAAGCCTGTGGCAATTCGTGCAGACTGCTGTGTATTGTTGGACACATAATTAAATGTATCTACATCAAAATAGTTTACAAATTCAATATTGCCCTGAGTTTGAAACGATGTATAAGTTAATGGAAAATCTAATACCGGGTCAATTGTTGTGCTCGTAGTTGATCTATTATATCCAAATAATTTTGTACCAGCGAAGGTACTTAGTTGATATTGTGATATACTATTTTTAGCATTGTCATAGATGTCAAATAACGGATCTTGTTGTAGACTAGTTTTTTGTTGACTGGCTATCCAAGTATCACCGTTATACCACCATTGTGTACCTTTGTACACGCCTTTGGTTATTACTACAGTATCGTAGGGTTCGGACTGGCCATCGGCTGCTGGATTTAAATTTATATATTTTGGTCCAGTTAACAGTCCATTATTATCAAGTGAAGTTTGTACTAAGTTTAATACATAAATGGTATCACGTACCACCGGGTCACGATCGTTAGCAAATATGATTCTCATGCCATCAAATAAAGTAACACCAAATGCCGTAGTAAATGTTTGTCCGTTAAGTTGGTTAAACGCATCTTCGGTAGTGGTATCTAATATATCTACTGGCGCTTTTCCGATTCTACCGTAGTTAAATAATTGTAAATCAGATTCAAATTGCACAATTGGACGTCGTGCTCGAAGATCTTGATCAAACATCGGTTGAGTTTTATTATAGTTAGCAGTTGCAGTAATTATATTCTGATGAAACCATCTATTGGTTCTTGACCAGGCATTTAGATCTATACTCGATCTATTAATGGTGATATATTCTGGGTATACTGTATCATATCGTGTGCCGCTTACTAATGTACCAGCGGCAAGGCCCGTGCCAGTTACGGATGTTCCGACTGCGACAGCAGATATGTCACTTAGTGTTACAATGTACACCGCGCCCTTAGGAGCTTCGTAATATGCTTCAACTTCAACTGTACCGATTTGTATTTTGGCACCCGGGATAATTACATCCACAGTAGGACTATTTAAAATAATTCTAGTTAAGGGATAGTTTAATGTTATTTCATCATTGTATAATTCAGGTGCTATCATTAATTCTACATCAACTAAGTGCATGCCTGTGGGTTCGCCTACTCCCTCAACGTAGTATTCTTTATTTTGATATGTAACAGGAATAACGTCAGTACTAAATTTTACTTTTAATCCACTAGTGAATACAACTCCGTTGGGACTAGTATAGTTAGGTTTTCCTAATATGTCGTTTTCAATATCAATGTTCCAGCCAGCAACATCAATTAGCTTAATTGTACCGTAGATAGATGGGTCAGTACCATCTTGAAAGTATAATGTATCCTGTATACTTGATATTACCGGAACAACATGAAAAAAGCCATCATAGTCTTTGTAAAATTCTTTGTTGGCATTAACTAGTCCAGATCTAACATATACTTTTTCATCGAGTGCCACGTCACGAGCAGGTGACAATCGAATCAGCGGATCATTTATATCACCACTGTCTGCAAATCGTACTGTCCACACACCGTAACGTCGTGCCTGCGGTATAATTTCTCCGGCGTTGTAGCCAGGTACTATAGCACCGTTGCTATCGACGACATTTGGTACTGTCCATGCTTCTTCGCCGCGATTTGTTAATAAGTTTTGATTAATGAATATTGCAGTTTTACCGTTTAGTTGACCTGTGATTCCTGCGTATGCCGGATACGCTGCAAGGAATTGACTAACAGTGCGATTTTGTATATCTGCATAGGCAAGAGGAACAGCATAGTCCACTGTAGCTACTATTGGCATTAGTACATATCTATCTTGTGCGTTAATCTGCGGAACATTAAATGTCACTGTGCCTGTGTCAGCACCATTATTAATAACGCCCAGTACTTCTCTAGTACTTACTGTTGGTGTTGCATTTACTAGACCGTCGGTACCCAATTCAGTCTGAATCCAAAATTGATTGCCGGGTTGATTGATATTAAATGTATATGAACCGCCTCGAGCTAAGGTTAATGTGTTGTTTGGCAAATTCCCAGCTGTAAATATATATCGAGATATGTTTTCATTTCTTGTTACTTCATATATGTTTTCTAAATCAATTCCAGTGGTGTTAACTTCTACTGGATCGGGGCCATTGGCTAGCCAATAGTACTGACTAAAATTAATAAATTTGTCAAATGATATCTGCGGATCAAAGCTATAGTATTCATCATCAAACAGTCTATCATGGTCAGCAGTGATGCCGCCATAATATTCAATTTTATTTAATAAATCAGTATAACTAGCAAAGAATGTAATTTCTTTTTGATCGTTACGTACTACAATACTAGGCTCAAGTTGATATTTTTGACGCTCGGCAGAATTTTCAATTACATAACTGTCTTTATTTTTATAGGTTGGCGCAAATGTTCTTCCGATATATCCGTGAATGTTTCTTAAATTTGGCTCGGTAACTAACTGGTCCATTGTAGCCGACAAAAACTTATTGTTAGTGTCAGTTTGGAATATACTAGGAAGAAAATTTGAAGTCTTTTTTGTCGCCATGTCGTTATAATCTCAAGTGTTATATGTATTTAAGCCAGTACAGTTTGGTTGATTTGCGCCGCGGTAATTGCACTAATAATCTGCACATTGTCTACCGTAGCTGCACTAACAATAATCTCATTGTAGTTTGCATTAATTTGTAGTAGACTACCGAACGTACTAGATTCGCTAGACGGAACAATAGTGATACTTGCAATATTAGGTGCAAGTACACTGTGCAAGTATGCACTCAATTCACTGAAGTAAAATGTTTCGCCGAAGTCCCAGTTAGAAACATCAAAGTAACTGTTAATTGCCTCGATAACTCTAGTTTTAATATCGTTGTCACTGACAACAATACTAGCATTTTTAACAACTTTAAATGTTGCTTGCAAATTAGTTGCTGCTTTGTCGCCAAATACTGGTTTAAATTTAGCAGGGTTATAGATGATTGTATCTGTTAGATTCTTATAATTGTCTAATGTGTTAAATTCAGTGCTGAGTGCATCAACAGTTGGTGGTGCTGGCTCAACAATTACTCCTGTAGTATCCTGTATCCATGCTGTGTAATCAGTTGAATATTGTTTAGTTAACAGGTACAAGTCAATAATATTATTTGGACTTGGATCAATACGACGATAGTTAGGACTATTGTGGCGATACTGGAAGTACAAATTCTGTCTACCAATCTTAGAAGTATATCCAGTTACTTCAGTTAATACATAAGTTGAATTTGATTGATAGAATTTATTTTCCGACGGAATGTAAAATAATTGTCCAATTGGCCAAGTTTGACTAACTTCCTGTGCCGCAACTAATGTTGGATAAGATGAATTGATAAGATCATTACTTACAAGAGTCTGTGTAACGAAATTATCGTACCCATAGGTTGATTGAAAATACACATATTTGCTGTTGACGTTAACATTTGGATTAATGATTAGCTCAAACAATTCTGGATTATCTAATATACCATTAGTGTCTGCATCAGAAAACGTAACTAATATTTTATTTGGGTTTTCATATCCGTCAGTTTCGACAATATTTTTATAGATGTACCATGTATAATCTAGTGCCAATGGATTTGAATCATCGGGGTTTGTATTTACTTTTAATATTTTGATATTATCGTTGACTGTAAGGCCTGTTTTTGGGTCAAATACTTTTACAGTATTATCAAAATAGAAATTAGTTTCCTTTACACTTTCAAATACATAATTTAATCCGCGATATAACACAGTGTATGTTTGACCTACTGTTTTAAAACGTATTAGCCAACTAGAATCAGCTTGAGTACCACTGGTATTACCAGATGCGGCTAAACTGAATTCGCCGATATTTAAATCTTCAGATAATATTAGTTTCCAAGATGTAGTATTGATATCATAACGTAGACCGAAATCTTTGTTTGCTTGTATATAACTAACAATAGAATCTACTAGTGAGGTTGAAAAATCGGTGTCAAATACTGCATACACTGCCACTGCTAGTGCGCCATTTGGTACTTGTTCGCCTAGTATAATTGGTCCAGACCCGTTGGCTAAATTACCTGCTCCTCCATTAGTTCCATCACCGATAACCTGTTGAACAGCGGCATAGATATAATATTTGTCGCCGGATTTGCTAGGTGTTCCTGATTGAATAGTATTACGTGCATCAAAATAAAATCCAGTGCCAGCACTAAATTTAATTATAGAACTTTGTTTGATGTATTTGTTATTTGTAGCCACCACATCACCAATTTGAAGTAAGTTGCCTGATGCATTAACAAAATAACCAGTTGAGCCATTAGCCACAGTAGTTGAATAATTCCAACGTGTGTCATTGAGTGTAATTACTGGGTATGCACTATAGAAATAGTGTAGTGTTTCTTGGGCTGAAGCAATTGGTTTTACTTTATTATAAATTGCTTTATAGATATCATTCTTAGTATTATAATCAAAGGAAAACGTACCTACAAACGGGTCGCGATATAATACTCCATCATCTGCAAAGATGTTAGTACTTGAATATTTTCCAGTTGTATCAATAACATCTAAGTATCGACTAATACCGGAACTAGTACGGTTAACTGCTTTTACTTTTAATATATTGCTGAACAATGTATAAGGTAAGATGTTGTAATCTTCGCCTGTTACCATACGATCTTGTGTGTAGTATTGTTGTGGCGCTTTTTGACGTATTTCGTCAAGTGTTTCACGTGAACTAGCATTAGCCACCGTATAGCGCAAACTTGCACGAATAGTGAATGTTTCGATTCTACCTGAACGACTGGTATAGTTAATAGGTACAACTACACCCTGCATTTCGTCTGGAGTAATTTTATAGTCAGCACCATTACTTACTCTATAGTATAATCTATAATTACCCTGAGGTATGTTAGCAAATGCGCCATCACCAAATACTAGGTCAATTTGATCACTGGCTCTAGTGTTGACTTGGAACACAGATTTATTAGAACTTTTATTATAGATAACATTGGTATTACCTACAGATGGCACTTGTGTCCAGATTGCATTAGGTAAGCCTTGCGCATCTAAACTGTATAACCATATATCAGTGTTATTGATATTGTCTACGTTGACGCTGTACACACGATTTGGTGTACTTTCTTGAAATGTAAAATCAAGTGATTTCAATTCACCCTGTTTAAAATAGGTAAAGAATCCTGTGTTATTACTAGTGTTGCCTAAATTATCGTTACGATAAAGTAGATTAAATGGTCGGTTTTGACGAGGTGCGCTTTCGTATATATAGGTATTGTTAGCACTAGTTGGGCTAATCATTTCAAACTTAGTAGTTGCTCCTTCAATTTTAGTCGAAAAACTGTAGGTAGCAATAATATTAGGTACTAAATTTATCTGATACTCATCAGTGGTTATGCCGTTAATTAGTTGACTGTTACCAGGTTTTCCTACCGATTGCGTTGATAATAGACTTGCATTAATTACTGCGGTAAATTGTTCGTACCAGTTATCATTGGCTGAATCTGCCCATTCAATTACTAAGCCAGATAAATTAATACCATTACTGTCGTAGATAGTTTCAGTGGTACTTACACTGTCTACTTTTAAGAATCCACTAGCAGGAATATTGCGTTTAGGATTGTATGAAATTAGTTTAGCAAGTTTAAGAATACTATCACGACGTTGTGCAGTATCAATGAAGTTTTCGCGTGCGTTTAAGTCACCGCGGAAAGCTAGACTTTGTCCTAAGAATGCAATAAGATCGATTAAGGCAATGAACTCACTTGATTCAATAAAGTCATTAAAGTCTTCTGGATAATATAAACGCAAATAATCAATCATTGACTTACGAAGTGTTTCGTAATCATAGCTTTGAAAGTCCGCATTACGGAAGGTTTGATAGACACGAGTCCAATCTTCAGCAACTAATAAACCGGTTTGTCTTGTGGTAATAGCCATACTAATTTCCTGTTATAATGTATTTATTTAAGGAAAAAAGTGGGTAGTTTATTAGTTTGCGGTAAGAGTTCTGTTTTGATTGTTGAATCTAAGATTCATTAGATTTGTTTGATTTGTCTGTAGATAACGCATTTCAAGTTCAATTTGAATGCCGGTTTCATATTCAGTAACAATAACATTATCAATTGAAACACGTGGATCGTATGCAGCAATTGCTTTGATGTCGGCTACGATTGCACTTTTAAGTTCAGGAGTGAATGGATCATATAAAACGTTCCATATAATAGTTCCAAAGTTAGGATTCATCAGCTTCTCACCTTTGCGGATTTGAAAGTGATTGATTAAATCTTGTTTAATTAACTCAAAGTCAGTTAGACGAAACTTTTTATTTCTACCTACTGTTGAGAAACCTTTATATAAAATAGCCATAATAATATTTATCCTGCCCTAATTGTCGCAACTTTTGGTGCCATTACTGCAATAGCATATTTTCCTTTCTGATAGTAACTTGCACCAGAAGTTCCGTTATTAATATCAGCACCGACACCGGTACGTGCAAATGTATTTGCTCCGCCTGCGCCTAACATATGAGCTGTCATTAGTAATCCACCGATTTCTTCTTTTGAAGTTTCTGTTGTGATTGTTTTTTTAGCAACTAATGTATTATAATTAGCTTTAGTAAAGTTATAGATTGCCTGCTCTTGTAGTGCGGGCGTATTAAGAAACTTATCACGACTTAATCCGTTTAACCACATGGCATCATTGCCTAATGTTGCAGTGCCTTGGCAATGACTAGCAACGAAGCCGGCTTGTTGCAATGCCTGAAAACCCATCTGATATTTTCCTAAAAATCCGCATTGATTAATTGCCTCGTATCCTGCCTTACCATTTTGCAGCCTCGGTGAATAAGAACGCGGAACTTTACAGTCTACATTCATTGGTGTAGCGGCACTGCTTTCACTTTTTGCAATTTGCGCCAATAAAGCAATTACTTCATCTTTACTTAATGGTCCGATTGTACCTACACCGTCGGCATTAATAAGTTGATCTCTAATATTTTTTTCAGTTAACTGACCCGATACTCCTGTTAAATCTTTATATGCTGGTTTAAAATTAGGACTGCCCGCCGGAGTTGATAGCGTCGGTACCTCTGTGACTTTTTCACCGCGATTGAATGGTTCGTGTGTTGGAGCGACAGCAACAATTGATGTTAATTTTCCTGAAGGTACATAAACTCCATTGTTGTTAAGTGCCACATCGGAAAAAGTATGTGATGGTATTGGATTAGGTTTTTTAACTGTTTTTGCGCCACCACTATTCTGTTTAATTAGCGCACCTGTATGTGCTATGTCGCCTGTTGAGTTCATTGATATACTGCCAGTATCGACATTAACTTCAGTACTACTTTGTAGGCCAATTGCGCCGCCAGCGCCTACGGTAACTACACCATTAGATAACAGATTAAAACTAGCACAATCAATTTGAAATTTGTTGCCAGCATTTAAATTAATATTATTAGCGGCATTGAGATTTATGTTAGTATCCGAATGTAAATTAATAGATCCTTCGCTTCTAACATTGAATCCCGATTGTGCATATATATGTATTTGACCATCACTCGACAATTCAACCCAACTTTGTCCAGTCTTATGCGAAATGTACAAAGTATTATTTGAGTCATTCATCATTATTTGATGACCACTAGCAGTACGCAATCTTATTAATTGATTTTCAGCAATAGCATTACCGTCATCCATAACAAACGTATGGCCGCCTTTACGAGTTGTATAACGATAATCATCTTCAGTGAAGTCGCCTGCTAGTACTCTAGCATTATATAGTTCAACATTATCTGCAGGATCACCATCATAAGGTCTTCCTGGAGTACTAATACCAAATACGTTGCTTGGACTTTCGCGTTGACTACTACTTGTAATGGTACCACGAGCTGTATCCCTATCTAATCCCTGCGCTTTTAATATAGAATACTGTTCTTCGTGTATTGGTTTAGGATTATCAATAAAATTTGGTTTTGCTCTTACAATAGGATCAATTTCATTATATTCCGTTACCGGTGCAGTAATACCTGGTTGATATGATTTTTTAGTAGAGTCACTAGCTCCGCTTGGGTCAATCTTATTACTGCTGGCTAATCCCGGCATCATATGTCTGCTAACGTGTGAGTTAACACAGGCAATAAAATATCCACGTAACGGGTCACCTGCAATGAATATTACAATTACTTCAACACCGATGTCGGGCGGTACCATCCACATACCATAGGTGTGCGGTACATTTCTAAACTTATTATCACTGTTAGGCCTGTCTGCGTATTTTGATGCAATATCAGTAGTACCCATAAATGGACTAGCATAACTTACTGTACGCCAGTTTGATGATTCGTCTGGGTCTCCACCTAAATCTGGAATCCATACTTGTAGTCTGCCTGCACGTGTAGGGTCAAGATTGTTTTTAACAATACCAATGTATGGATGTGGGTCAACTCTAGTCGCGGCCGCATCTTCTTTTCTAAGATGTTTGACTACTTTGCTACCGACTCTGTGATCTATTGCCATTTATTACTTTCCTAAAATGTTGTTTGTCCATTGTTTGCTTTACGTTCTAATGCTGTCATAGCATTATTGTTTCGTTGTTGTTGTTGTAATAATCCAGCCGGGATAGGTAGGCCGGCCGCTTCGTAATCGCTAATAGCTCCGTTGATTATTCTGTCATTACTTTGAGTTGCACGTAACGCGACTTGAACACTAGTAGTATTACTAATAATATCAAGATTATCACTTATCCCCTGAGCAGCTCGTGCTTGCAACGCCGAGTCAACTGTTTTTGTATTTGATGTTGGCAGAGGCTGAACAGCAACTGGTTCTGTTTGTGTAGTTATTGCAGTTTCCGGTGCAGTTGCATCTACTTTAGCCAATGCTTTCTCCTCAGAGGTTTGTAGGGGTGCAGCAGTATCTTGCACTGGTGCACTGCCTGGTGCTTTATCAGCGTCGGCTTTTTTCACTGAAAAATCTGGTCCGATATTAGCCTGCGCATCTACATCAATTGACCTTGGCGCAGTTGCGACTATAGCTCTGTTGCCTTTTTCTTCTTTACCGGCCGTTGATGGTTCCAATGATGTTTGTCTTGGCAGGCGAACTGTATCTAAGGTCTGCTCAAATTTTCCGCCTGAAAATGTACTTTCTACTTTTAATACCCGATACATTCCAGAAAATAAACTTACCGAATGCTTAGAGTCAAACTTCATCATTCCCGTAGATTCGTCTATATCACTCGGGCTTTTAACTGTAATCTGAATATACAGTTCACCTTGGTCCATACGTAGACTACCATTGGCAATTAGTCGGGGTTCTATGCCTGTTCCGTCAACTTGTTCTGTTAATATGGTCATTTCTGGTGGATAAAATACATCATCTTGTTTAATATAGTGAGGATCACCAATTATCTTTATTTTTGCCTGCAGCATATCGCCACCGGTTGAGGTATACAGCGATGCTTCGATATCAGCAAGTGCAATTGCTTCAACTGTTACTGCTCCACCAGTTGATTGCTGTTGTGAGTTCTGAACAATCCGCTTTTCAACCATGGGCATTAATGCGTTGGCTTCTTGCGCGGCCGCATCAAGGGTTGCGTTCTTAGTCTCTGCTATCTGTAGGTTCTGTGTTCTAGATAAATTTTCTCGATACGCTGTAACGGCATTGTAATACAATGCATTGAATTCAATATTAAAATCAAGCACATCATTGTTCTTACCAGTGTACCAATAGTTGTGTATTTTACATGGTTCAGTCCATGTTCCTTGCGGGCCTTCGCGTGTTTTTGTATTGTATACTGTGTAGGGCAATATATGATAGGTAATTTCTCTTTGCCAAGTTTCGTTTGAGTCATTGTATTTGCCTAACTTTATAGTTGGCACAACTTTATACCACTTCAACGGTTTATTTGCCTGTTCAGCAAGATATTTTTTGTATGCTACATTGTCACCATTAAATGACGATACCGGTTTTACTTGACCTTGTAAATAGTTAGTATGTCGCATGGCAAACGCAATAACCTGATCTATACTGGTACCTGTATTAATTGACAATACACGAACACTATGATCTAAGTTTCCTGGGGTACCTCTAATAGACATACCGTTTTGTTCACTGGCCATTGCAGTATGTGCTGTACTCAATGTTTCTACAGTGAGATTAAACTGGCCGCCGCCATCTTTAACGATGTCTGGATGAATATTAAATTTATATTTGTCTGCTATTTCTGTATTATCTTTGGCAGCTAGGTCTGCATAATAGGCATTCAATGCGCCGGGATATGATTTTACTTTATATACTGCATCTTTGCCTAGTATAATGTCAGTTGTTTCTTTACTCACTAATAGTGACGGAGCATACGTTAATTGGCCATCTGGTCCTATTAGATTACCTGTACGCCCAGCTATAGTAGCAATTCCTTGCCCATTGGCACCAGCAGTTGGTGCCGCACGTAGAATAGTCGATGCTTTTAATTCTCTATTTGCTTTCAACTGAGCAGCCATAATTTCTTCGGTGTTGCTTTTTAAAAAACTTTCTAAAGTACCGGCTGTGACTTCAATGAGTGCCGGTGTACTAACAGTTGATAAATCGTATGCTGAGTGATTGTATGGACAGGCTTCTATTTCATATTCAGCGCCTTTAGGTGAGGCTTTTATATCTAGTTTTAGCAAACGTATAGGTATGCGTTTTGTTAGATTAGGAATAATTCCAACAATTTCACCAGCGTCATTTGTGCCAAAAAAATCAATCTGTAATAAATAGGGCTGTGCTATATAATTAGGAGATTTGATCTCAGTACTGAGATCAATAATTCGATTTAATAGTGTAACTCCGTAGGGTTCAATAATTGAAAATTTAAGATCTATTGCGTTAGTAGAACGTGAGCGATCATTAAATCCGATCACCGTAGTCATGTTAAGATTTTCAAAGTAAAAATCTTCAGCAAAGAATGGAGCACGCTTGAACATCGATGCTCCTTCGTCGTTGTTGTACCTACCGGCACTGGCTATGATAACACGATTTGATTTATAATTTTTAACATCAGCCACTATATCGTTATATTCTTCAACAGTTAACAATGCTAAACTTAATCCATATGTATACGATGGATAAGCTAATAAAGGATTAGGTATTGGTTTTTTTCTTTCATTGTTTGCCGTAGTTGCTTTTGTTGTTTCACCGCTAGTAGCCTCTGATTTTGTTGAAAAACTAGGACCAATATCGTAGTTGTTTATTGCCGCTCCTGCGCCTGCCGTGCTTACACTTAAGTTTTTCCCCTCACTCGGTGACAGTGTATCATTTTCATCAGGTGGTGTTGGTGTAGCCGCCGTTTCTTGTAATGCTACCGGCGGGTTAGCAACAGGAGGATCGTTAGCAATTTTATTTGCAGCGGTGTCACTTGTAGGTGGTACTGGCCGATCCAAGGCTCTCATAGCACGTGTTACTCCACCATTGGTGGCTGGATCTAATGCTATCCCTCTTATGCCATCAGCATACTGTTGTATAGATTCGGAATTAGGATTTTTGTAGGCAATCGAGTTTGATGCATTTAGTACTGCCTGAGCAGGAGTAGGTCCCACTGCTTCACCAAAATTTGTAGCTACTAGCCATTCCCCACTAGGTGTCTGAGAAAATGTAAGTCCTTGATAAACAATATTATTGGCCATCTACTATAACCCTAATGCTGCAACGATAGTTTCTTTTTTAGGAATGAATATTGTTGTGCCTGGTAGGAAATCAAACACTGGGTCTTGTATAGTGTTAGGATTGCGCATAGCAAATACCCACCATAATGCACTGTCACCATATAAGTCGTATGCAAGTAAGTCGGGACGATGTTTATATGTCGCAGCAATTCTATAGACTACATCAGCCGCTAGTGCCGGTATATCCCTAAACGTTGTAACATCAAGAAAGAATCCGTATGTTTCTGTTTTATTGTACGGACTTGTTTGACTATATACGACTGCTGACATTATAGGAATCCCCCTGTAGTAGCAGTTTGTATTAATCTACCTGCAGCAAAGGAATCAAGATTGAAATTATCATGTAGATTTTTGCGGCTATATATTGGTTTTAACGTAATTGATATTGTACTTACTGCCGGTACTCTAGTTGCCGATGTTACTGTTTTGTATGATGATACCATTGTTTCTGCTGTGGCTTTTTTGCTGCCCCATTGCGGTGCAAATTCCATGCCTTGATTATCAAGTGTATTCACTACGCTCATAGGTGTTGTTGGTGCTGCTAACGATTCTGTTAATGTTGTTGTTTCGACAGGAATTTGTATGTAGTCAACTTCGTTTGGCATGGTATGCGTAAAGTTAGTTATTACACACGGCACATGAGGGAAATAATGGCTACCGTAGCCATCTAAGAATACAATCGGTGGCGGGTTACCTGCATTCGCTCCCTGCCCAAAGAACATTTTAGTTGCCGATCTAAAAAAGTAGATAGCGGCTAGTAAGTATTTTCCTTCATCAATACCTTGTACTGTAAATTCGCCGCCGATGGTAATATCACTTACTTCACTATTAGTGTAAAATTGTTGCGAATAGTTGCTGTGTACTGGAGTAGTAGGACTATAGTTGGCTACATGTGATACTTGTATACTTGGTGTGTATGGAAATATCACTCCGTTAGTTTCTTTTAACGGCGCCATAAGGTTGTTAGGATTTGATAAATTTGAGGCTTTATAAAATATAGTTGCTTTATCTGCTAAACTTATACGCACTCGCCAGTCGGCATCTGCCGCTGCTCCGCCGGCTGCAGAATTTGTATCTTGTATTGCTATCGAAGGATCGCTTTTTGTTGCTGCTACAGCGGCATTATCTGGTAGAAGACTACGTCTAGCATCTTCTGATTCATAGGAGTTGACATCTTTTGATGGATCAGCTCCGCCACCGCTCCATTCAACCTGATCCCCGTAGAAACCGCCTCTAAAATCTGCGCCCTGATTGTAATTCTCAGATACTGCTGCGCGGCCGCCAATTGAATCTGTTCCTGTTAAATATGCACTAGGGTTACTTGGATTATAGCCGCCGCCACTGCTTAGTGTTTGTTCACCGTTATATCCGCCAGCAAAACTTGGAGCATAAGCGCCAGTATAGTTTTGTGGGGCATACGGATTGTATCCACCATTGGTAGATTCAACTTGACCAGGTACGTATCCGCCTCTATTGTCGTATACGGGTGCGTCTGTAGGATTTAGAGCCATAGTAAAAACCTCTTTTATAGTGTATTTATTACCGGAGAAATAGTAGCAGTTAAAGATTAATCACATAAATAGGTTGTATAGTGCAATGCTATTATGTTATACTAATTAAAAGGAACCAAACACTGTGGCTCGTAAAATTAATTATCTCAACAACAAAGACATATTAAAAGAAATAGCAAAAAGTAAATTAGCATATTGTAGCTTCATTAATAAAGAAGTAACCGTATACGATGCTATTGTATCAAATGTTAGTGCAATAAACAAAAAATCCGTAGCAGAAGCAAGAGCAACACGTGCAACTAGGTTAGCTAAAGAAGCACAAGAAGCCGAGCTTTTACTAGGTAACAAACGCAAATTAGACGAATTTGCAATTCCTGTAGAAAATATTCCAGTAACTGATATTGTATTCCGTGTCATGACATGGGAACATATACCTATCGACGAAGTTAAACAGAAAAAATCCGATGCCAAAGCTCAAGAAGCTTACGATGAGGATTTATTTGAAACTGAATATGATGAACCGGCAGTTAAGGTCAAAGGTGCTACCAAGTACGTTAAACTAAACTTTCCCCCATTCTTTCATTATTCAGTAACTGAAGAATTAACTCCTGTTATAGTAGGCAAAAGTCATTGGAAGGGCGATTTAGAAACTGGCAAGTTCAGTAGAGATCACGGACAGATGACTGCTAAGTTAGCTCATATGTTTGTTAAGCTATGTGAACGCTATGCTACTCGCAGTAACTGGCGTGGTTATACCTACAACGACGAAATGCGTAGTCAAGCATTACTACAGTTAAGTCAAATCGGCCTACAGTTTGACGAAAGTAAATCAGACAATCCGTTTGCCTATTATACAGCAGCTATCACTAACAGCTTCACCCGTGTGCTAAACATCGAAAAACGTAATCAAAACATCCGTGATGATATTTTAGAAATGAATAACTTTGCACCTAGTTATACTAGACAGAATCAAGGTGGTGGTTCGTGGGGTGGCGGCGGTCACGGAGCAGATGAGTAAAATCATTGAGTTGCATCAACTAATACCAGAAACGCCCCCGGCGAATTTTTGTATTGCACCCTTTCAAAGTATTAGGCAGAACCCATACGGGCGTAATAGCCCGTGTGCGTTTGGTGCTGGCGAATGGCATCACGGTGACCTAACCCCAGAACAACGATGGGATAGTGTAGAACTAAATCAGCTTAGGGCAGAATTTATCAACGGTGATCGTCCTAGTGCGTGCCATCGTTGCTGGGCTGAAGAAGACTCGGGTAAGAAAAGTCTACGTCAGCGACAAATTGAATATTTCTCCAACGATTATGAGGACTTTATTCGTAGTGGTAAATGGCAGCAAGGCCCTAAAACAGCAGTATTTAAAAGTAGTAACGTATGTAATTTAGCCTGTAGAAGTTGTGGCGGATGGGATACCAATTCATATACACCCGAAGGATTATATTATCTTGAAAAATATAAGACTGAAGAGCGATCTAATGGTAAAATTGAACAATGGAATAAATTCATACCTAAGCTGCCACCTAAGCACATGGATTTTAGTCAGTACTATAGTATTGCACATAATTTAGAAAAAATTGACTTCTTCGGCGGTGATCCGTTCTTAAATACCACGCAGTTAGATCTGTTGGAGTATCTAGTTCAACAAGGATTAAGCAAGAACATTACGTTGTATTACAGTACTAATTGTACCAATCATCCAACTGAACGATTAAAACGTGCTTGGAATAATTTCAAACGTATTGAAATTGCTATGAGCATTGACGGGGTAGAACAAGAATTTGAGTATCTAAGATGGCCAGGTAAATGGGACGAAATGAATCTAGTTGCTGATCATATATTAGGGCTTAAAGGTACCATGGATTGCGAAATTTATACTATGGCGTCAATTACTGTTAGTGTACTAAATGCAGGGTCCATTGATCGATTGACTGCATGGGTCGAAGATAAAATTGGACCTTATTATATTAACATGGTTAACAGTCCAGCTTGGTTAGCTGTACACATAGCACCCGAATCGGTTAAGACTGCTTTAATGGCGCAGACTACTAATACAGAGTTGCTCGGTTACTTGACTTTACAAGAACATAACCCTATATTATGGAAACAATTTGTAATATGGACTAAACGGCAGGACTTATATCGTAAGCAGAAGTTTGCCGATGCATTTCCGGAATATTTTAAATTAATACAACCCTATTGGGATCCTATTACAGATTTAAGCGAAGATAATTTTCATTCCGATAGGTAATTTGGCTAACTTTCACTAGACATCTTAAGGTTATTTCACGTATACTAATTATATGACAAACTTATTTAAAAAAGCGGCAGTTCTGACAGACATACATTTTGGCTTAAAGTCAAATAGTCAGACACACAACGATGATTGTTTAAACTTTGTTAAGTGGTTTATTAGCAAGGCTAAAGAAGAAGGTTGTGATGTTTGCTTTATGTTAGGTGACTGGCACAATAATCGAGCGGCAATTAATATCATTACCTTAAACTACAGCCTAACAGCGTTAGAACTGTTAGGCAAAGCCTTTGAGCGTGTTATATTCATTCCTGGCAATCATGATTTATACTATAGAGACAAGCGTGATATACAGTCAGCCGAGTGGGCTAGACATATTCCTAACATTGAAATCATTAATGATTTCTATCAAGAGGGCGATGTTAGTATTGTTCCATGGTTAGTAGGTGATGATTACAAAAAGATCCCTAAACTTAATGCCAAATATATGTTTGGTCACTTTGAATTGCCGCATTTCTTTATGAATGCCATGGTACAAATGCCGGAACACGGCGAACTACGTGGCGAACATTTTGGGCATGTAGATCATATGTTTAGTGGACATTTCCATAAACGGCAAACTAACAAAAACATTACCTATGTTGGCAATGCATTTCCGCACAACTATGCAGACGCTGGTGATGATGAACGTGGCATGATGATACTTACCTGGGGAGAAGAGCCCGTGTTTCATGCTTGGCCAGATCAACCCAAGTATCGTGTTTATACCCTGAGCGACATTTTAAAAACACCAGATGCACTATTGCAAAAAGGCATGCACTGTCGTGTAAACATCGATGTGGATATTTCTTATGAAGAAGCAACGTTTATTAAAGAAACATTTGTAGGCACTTATAATCTACGTGAGCTTACCTTAATTCCAGTTAAGCATACAGATATCGGCACAGATATTATGTTAGGCAATATTCAATTCGAAAGTATCGATACCATTGTAACAAGTCAACTAACAGCTATTAATAGTGATCATTACAACCCAGCACTGTTATTAGATATCTACAGGAATCTATGATTTTTGATACCGCTAGTAAAGACATTATTTGTATAAGTTATCCGTCTGGCGGCTTTGGAAATTTTCTATACTACATATTAAGTGAATTTGCTAGTCAAACAGTTAAATTATCGGATAACAAATTAACTTTCAGCAAAGATGGAAACAGTCATAGTATTGTAATGTATACCAATACGTATTTTATGGATCCAGACGAGTTCCAACTGCACTGCGACATTGACCCAATGAATAATAAAGTAGTAGTTCTTTGCGATAATGGAATCAACAATGACAGCTACGATAAAATAAACGTAACGTTTCCAAATGCTAGGATTGTTCGCATAGTAATCGACCCTGCGGTTCGGCCGATAATATATCAAACCTGTATAATCAAAGCTGTAGGTCAGGATTTTAATACTAATCATAGCCAGCATGTAAAAAACAATTGGTCTGATGCCGCAGAAGATTACGCTATAAGAGAAAATTTTACTCTATTGTATCATAACTGGTCATACGGTTGGGAGCCAAGTGAATTAGCAATCAATTTAAGTTTTGAGCAGTTATTAATACAACCAATTGATACTATAAAAGAATTAATTAATCAGTTAGATATGCAACTAGTCAATGAAGCTAGATTAAAACTAGTGATAGATGACTGGTATATTGCCAATGCAAAATATTTTAATGTATACTCTTATACTAACTTAATTTTAACTGCATTAGAAAATAAAGAAAATATTGATATATCTCACATAGTTGACCTGCACGAACAAGGATACATTAACTACTGTATAGAAAAACAATATAATATTGAAATTCCAGTATATGACTACCGCAATTGGTTTCAATCTACTGAACAAATACAACAAGCAATTATTGAAATAAATGAAAAAGACCTTATTAGCAATTAGTGATGGCAACGGAGTCGATAACGACTTTAAAAAATGGCCAACGTTGTTACAGTTAATGACGTTAGATTCATTGCAGGTTAAAAATAAATCTGTAATTGGTGCTAGTAACGAGTTGATATTAATGCAGGTTGCAGAATCGATCGAAGCTGAAAATATCGACTGTGCAATTATCCAATGGACTATACCTACACGAATTGATTTAGTGGCTGATGAATTTTGGAAAGAACAAGCCAGCATCGATCCTGTGTATCATTTTAATATTGTACAATCTAATAATCAAGATTGGTGGGTTACTAGTTCTAGCAACAATCAATATATAAAAGAATATCATAATAGATACATTAAAGAATGGCAATCAATACAGCGTAGTCAATCATATATGTTAGCTGCCGCAGCATTGTTAAAAAATAAAAACATATCTTTTATTTTTACCTTAGCATACGAATTTAAGTTTAACGGTCCGATGGCCGGCGCTGTTGAAGATTTACCTTGGATAGAACAAGATTTAAGTAGCTTTAGGTTAATTAGCACATACAAAGACCTTGACCAAGGATTAGCACAACCGCATTCCGCTGTACAACTCGAATGGTTAGATACCATAGTCAAACCTAACTGTGATTTCATTGACTATGATACTAAAAGGTATTATAATATACAAAAGCACCTGACAAAATAAATGACGAGACTACATGACATTTAAAATAAAAAATCTTACAGTTAAAAACTTTATGAGCGTTGGTAATGCAACGCAAGCAGTAGACTTTGATCGCAATGACCTTACCTTAGTATTAGGTGTTAACGTTGACCTAGGTGGTGACGACAGTGGTGCACGTAACGGCACTGGTAAAACAACTATCATCAATGCCTTAAGCTACAGTCTGTTCGGACAAGCATTAACCAATATCAAACGTGATAACTTAATTAACAAAACTAACGGTAAGAACATGTTGGTTACTGTTGAGTTTGAGCATAACGGACAAGACTATAAGATTGAACGTGGACGTAAGCCTAACATAATGAAGTTTTATGTAGGCGATGAAGAAAAAGAAATTACAGACGAAAGTCAAGGCGATAGTAGAGAAACACAAGCTGAGATTGAACGCTTGTTAAGTATGTCGCATAATATGTTTAAGCACATTGTTGCGCTTAATACCTACACCGAACCATTCCTTAGTCTTAAAGCCAACGATCAACGTGAAATAATCGAACAGTTACTTGGCATCACTGTATTAAGTGAAAAGGCAGAAAAACTTAAAGAGTTGGGTCGTACCACTAAGGATGCAATACAGCAAGAAGAGTTCAATATTAAAGCCATAAACGACGCAAATGGTCGTATTCAAGAGCAAATTGACAGCCTAAAACGTCGACAAACTATGTGGACTACCAAGCATGCAGATGACACAGTAAAACTACAAAATGCCCTTACAGAACTACGTAAAATTGACATTGAACAAGAGCTAGCGGCACATACTGCGCTTACTGCTTACAACCAACAGCGTAAAGACTTAGACGATTTAACTAAGGCTATTTTACGTAGCGAAGCAGATATTGCCCGTGAACAAAAGACCATAGACAAAGTTACTAAAGAAATTGCTGATCTTGAAGCACATACTTGTTATGCCTGCGGACAACATTTTCACGATAGCAAACACGAAGAAGTGTTAGCGGCTAAACGTACATCACTCGAAACTGCTACAAATCAATATTTGTCAGATGAAACGCAGTTAGCTGCATTAACTGCGGCTAAAGTAGAGATTGGTCCGCTAGGTGTTCAGCCTCGAGTATATTACGATAAAGAAGCAGATGCATTTCATCACAAGGGTTCTATTACTAGTTTAGAAACACAGTTAGCCGCTAAGGCTACAGAAGTTGATCCATATGCTGAACAAATTGAAGAAATGACGCAGACTGCCCTAGTAGAAACTGATTTTACTACTATGAATGATCTAGTTAAGTTAAAAGAACATCAGGATTTCTTGTTAAAACTATTAACTAACAAAGATAGCTTTATCCGTAAACGTATCATTGATCAAAACTTGTCGCATTTGAATGCACGCCTAAGTCAATACTTGGATCGCATTGGATTACCGCATACAGTAACGTTCTTAAATGATTTAAGTGTTGAGATTACAGAACTTGGACGTGAGTTAGACTTTGATAACTTGTCACGTGGTGAACGTAATCGCTTGATATTAAGTTTATCGTGGGCGTTCCGTGATGTTTGGGAAAGTTTATACAATCCGATTAACTTATTATTCATCGACGAGCTTATTGACAGCGGTATGGATAGTAGTGGAGTTGAAAGCTCATTGGGCATACTTAAAAAAATGTCGCGTGAGCACGAGAAAAGTATTTGGCTTGTTTCGCATAAAGATGAACTTGCGGGTCGAGTTAACAATATTATGACTGTAACCAAAGAAAATGGGTTTACATCATATAGTACAGACGTAGAAGTAATTTAATTTTACCATCCATTATAGGGTGGTTAAATACACATAACAACAAGGAGAAGTAAACATGTCAATTCATGAAGATATTTTAGCAGCAGTAGAATTATACGTTTCAGAATCAGAAAAATTCGAAGTTAAAGGTGTTAAAGCTGCAGCGGCACGTGCTCGCGGTGCATTAGGTGACTTGGCTAAATTGGCCAAAGCTCGTCGTGCAGAAATCCAAGAGAAGAAAAATGCAGCGGCTGCAAAATAAATAACGTATGACATACGAATATCCTTGGACGTACAATGGTGTAATATTTGACTCTGAGGATATTGGTGAATACTACGGTTTCATTTATAGAATAACCAATCTTACTAACGGCCACGATTATGTTGGCCGTAAGTATTTTAAAACTATCAAAAAAAGACCACCGCTAAAAGGTAAGAAGAACAAACGTCTAGAAACAATTGAAACTGATTGGAAAGACTATTGGGGTTCATCGAGTCGATTAGTAGCAGATATCCTAGCTTTAGGCAAGGAACAGTTTAAACGCGAAATTATACATTTGTGTAAGAGTCGCGGAGAAACTAACTATATGGAAGCGCATTATCAATTTATGGAAGAAGTACTGTTAAGAGAAGATAACTATAATGGTATTATACAGCTTAAACTTGGTAAAGGCTCTGTAAAAGATTTAAAGATTAATAAAAACAGTTGACCAACGACACTAAACGTATTACAATAAACACACAGCTCTCTAGACACCAAGTCACTCTCATAGAAACAAATTCCAACTCCGCAGTAAAGTAGTAAATGTAATAAAAGCCCTATTGCAGATTAAGTTCTGTATTCAGAGGAGATCGTGCTCGCGTAATGGCCGCACGTGGAACGTGTAGACTAGACTACACACTGAATGGCGACTGGTATTGTGCTATAAAAAGCGAATCAACAATATAAAAATTAGGTGTAAAAACCGAATGATTTGGGCACTGTGAAAAAGATACAACCCATATGATGACATAGTTTGGCTAACTACGGATTATGCATCAACCGTCGTAAGAAGCAAGAGTAGGGAGTACAGGGCGACCGCTTCCGTGTAAATGAATATAATCTCTTTTAGTTAGTATGATGAAGCACTCGGATGAAGTCGCTCTGTTTTACTTTGCCTGTAATGGGTGAAGTATGACTATAATCTGGATGAAGCAGTTCTAAAGTCAAAAGCATTACAGTACATATCAAAGTAAATTAGATTAATTAGATTAGAAGAAAAAGCATTGAGCGATAGCGATAATGCAGATGTCGTTAGACATCTTTTAAGTATATTAAAGTTTTTGCTGTTATAATGACTTTGATAGGTGTATATTATAGTCAATAAAAAAGCACAATAAATGTGCTTTAGTATTAAAAAAACGGAAGTCCGCTTTTTTGTGTAGTTTCCATATTATCTTTAATAATCTTGTTAATAATCTCTCTATCAGTAATACCTAACATCATTGCATCATCGTACGATAATGCGCCTCTCATATACCAACATAATCTTAATGCTTCATCCTTAAAGGCTTTTGCTCCCTTTTCCATACTATCTAACTCTGATTCAATTTCCTCGTTAGATAGAGACAAAAGCCTTAAGCGAAAAAACTTGTTTGGTTGAACTCCACTTTAACTTTGTATTTCTCGTGGCATTCATCACATACTAATTCCACTGGTTCCATTGCGTTAGCAACTACTGTAGATTCAATTAGTTCTTTAACCGCTTCGTAAGTTTTTCTATCAGTATTATTAAGAAAGTCTTGTATTAACATTGATTCTTCAACAACAGTGCCTGTTTCAGTAGTAATAGATTGAATACATGAAACTAATGTATTGATGTTTAAATCAGTTAATTTGTCAAACGATTCTTGAAATCTTGCTTTTTTGTCTTCGTCGCTTAACTCGCTATTAGAAATAACATTCATTAGTTTTTGCTGTTCAAACGATATTAAGCCTATCCTATTTAAATCGTTATATGTTTGCGGTTTAAGTTTGAATAGTAGATCGTTTAACACATTTGATTCGTTATATTGTTTTAACGGGGCTATATTGTCTAACACTCCGCGTAAATCGATAGTATGTTCGTTATCTGCGCCGCAGTGAGTACAATTACTAGACATATCCATCCCTGGCCCGTAACTGGCTAATCTAATAGCAATTAAAATGGAATCTAAATCAACTAATGGTATATGCCATGGATCTTTAATAGATGGGCAACAGCTAGCAATCATATCACGCATACCTGCACCGTTCATTAGTGCATCTGGCGTTTTCAATAAAATTTCATCTTTAATAGTCATTGGGTAAACTGGGATTTCTCCAGTCACTGATATATCTAAAGTTCCTTGAGGATAAAATTTCCCCGCACTAGGCAATTTTAGATAAATTGCCGGCTGCCTGAAATGGTTGGCTAACGGGTTGTTTGCGATTGAATTACTCATACGATTTTAAACTCCATAAATATACTATGTATTACTCTATATTTATTTGGAACAATGGCCATGGCAATTAAAATCGACATACCCGGAATTGGAGAAGTTAGCATAGAAGGAGCTGCTCAAGAAGATACGATGCAGGCAATTCTTGCGGCAGTTAACAAGACTGACAAGACCAAAGCATCTGAAGAAAAGAAAAATAAAAAAGCCAATGAAGATCTTGCCAAATCATCAGCCAAAGTAAAAACTGGATTAGAAGAGCTCGAAGATGAACTTAGCGGAACTGAAAAAAATGCTAAAAAATTATCTAATAGCATGGAAGAAACAGGAGATAATATATCAAATGCAAGCAAGCAAACTGTAAAAAATCTAGGTAGCTTTGCGGCATCGCTGGCATTAACTGCCACTAGTGTTGCTGTGGGCTTTGCTAAAAACTTTAACGACAATGCCGCAAACCCAATTGCTGTTGGTGCCGCATTAATAAACACTAGTATTGATCTATTAGGTGCTGGCTTAAAAATTGGAGTTGAAGCAGTATCTGCGTTTGGTGGAGCATTACTTGGCGCAGTTCCTTTAATAGGCGGCGGCCTGCAACGCGGTGTTGATGGAATAGCATCAGTATCAAAACAAGTTATTGACTTTAGTACAACTGTGCTTAAAGCCGGTAATGAAATGATGGCTGCTGAATTCCAGATGACCACTAAAGTTATGGCGGATATGGCCAAAGCCGGTGCCGGCTTTGCAGGCGGCATGTCTGAAATGCGACAAATTGCAAATGAAAGCGGTATTGGTATTGAACAATTTGGTAAAGTTATTGCTAATAGCCGAGATTCTATTACAGGAATGGGATTAAGTGCTACTGAAGCAACACATAGATTAAGCAAGGGAATGGGTGCGCTAACTACCACCTTTGGCAAAAGCGGAAACAATTTGCGCAATGAAATGCTAGCATTGGGATTTAGTTACGAGCAACAGGGTGAAATGATGGCCCAATATGCTGCAAATGAACGTGCATCGGGTCGATTAAAACGTATGACGGATACCGAGTTAGCTCAGGGTACTGCTCAATATGCTAAAGATTTAAAAGTACTTGCAGATATTACCGGTAAAGATGCTAAAAAAGCAATGGACGATGCACGTTCGGCATCACTTGAAGCTGATATTATGGCTCAATTAAGCGATAAAGAAGCAGAAAAATTTCAAAAATCGTATGCTGCAATGCCGGATACGCTGAAAAAAGGATTCTTAGAATTTGTAGCAAGTGGTGGACAGGTTATTGCTGATTCGTCAACTAATATAGCAATGGTTCAAAATAGTAAAATTAAAGATATTTTTACTACTGGTTTTAGCGGAATAAAAGATGCAAGTAAAACTGCTCAGCAAGTACAAGATGAAACCTTAGTAGCTGCAAGATTAGCAGGTGAAGAACAAAAAAGAGTATCAAAAAATAATCCGGAAATGGCCTATGCTGGGCGTGTATTGGGTACGTATACTGATACAATTGCTAAACAAAATGAACTTATTAAACTAGGCATGATGTCTCCCGACGAAGTTAAGAAAAGTCGAGATGCAAATGAAAAAATGGCAGAAACCCAGGATCCGGTTACTCGAGGATTTGCAACCGCAACTGAAGCAGTTGTTAATTTTCAAAAGGAAATGGCTAACTTAGCTACAACGTTAATGCCGATGTATGCAACCGCAATCGGAGATGCTACAGAAAAAACTGCAAAAATAGTAACAGCTGCAATGCAACTTGCATCTGGCAAAATATCTATGAAGCAATTTGGCGATATGATGGGTATGCCCGGTGGTGATGGTAATACTGAAAATAATAAAATGTCACAAAAATTAAAAGCGGATCGTGAAAAGAAAGAAGATGCGCTAGCAGAATCACAAGCTAAATTGTCAGACGGACATGGTATAATGAGCAAACTTGCCGGAACAGACTTTTCTCAGTCTGATTTGCAAAAAGGCCCGGAAGTTGCTGCTGAAATTAAAGAACGTAAGGCCGCGTTAAAAGAAGCACGAGAAGCAGAAGCTAAATTATTATTAGCTAAACGAACGTATGCAGCTGGATTGGCAGAAGCAATGGACTCGTTGGCCGAACATGCAACAGCAGAAGATAAAGCTGCAGCAACATTAAAATATAATCAAAAATTTATTGACGATTCTGCTAAAGGTAACATGGTTACTAGTGCAGATATTTTAGGTGGAAGAACAAAGACAAATGCAAAAGGGATGTCTGATTATTTTGTATTGCCTACGTCGAGACCGGCAACAGGAGTTCCAACTACAGTTATGGGCCCGGGTAAAGCAAAAGGTGGGATATCAGTTGGACCTACGTCAGGGTATCATGAATTATTACACGGAACAGAAGCAGTTGTGCCACTGCCGGATAACAAATCGATACCAGTTAAACTAGATAGCAGTGCGTTAACTGCTACATTAAATGAGCACACTGGATTATTAAGTAGCATACTTGTAGCAATGAATAAAGGTAATAGCCTGTCGTCAGGAATTTTACAGAACGGCTATTAAGCTATAAATACACTATCGTAAAGAGAATATAACTATGTCATGGAAAAAGCACTTCCGAACTGCAAACACCGGCGGACAACTAAGTCCAATTAGTGGAATTAACAATTCAGCAGATCCGAGCTATCGTAACTATCAAAGCCAATTGCCCGAAGTGTATATTGGCCACCCAAATCGTACCGAGCGGTATAATCAGTATGAACAAATGGACATGGACAGTGAAGTTAATGCTGCTCTTGATATTATTGCAGAATTCTGTACACAACCAAATACAGAAAATGGCACAGGCTTTGATTTATTCTTTAAAGAAGATCCGACAGATAATGAAGTTAAACTACTTAAAGATCAGTTATTACAATGGGTTAATCTAAATCAATTAAACAAACGTCTATTTAAACTTGTACGTAATACATTAAAATACGGTGATCAAGTATTCTTACGTGATCCAGAAACATTTAAATTGTACTGGACAGAAATGGGCAGTGTAATCAAAGTTATTGTTAATGAAGCAGAAGGCAAAGAGCCAGAGCAATACGTAATTAAAAACCTTAATCTTAACTTTCAAAACTTAACTGCAACAGCATTAAGTTCAAGCGATACCTACACAAATCACCCTCAACAAGGTGGTAGCGGTGGTTCTGGTTCGTATGTACAACCTAATGTTCCGTACAGTGGCGGCTCACGCTTTAGTCATGCGCAAAACGAAGCAGTGTTAGATGCAGAACATGTAGTGCATATTAGTCTAACAGAAGGCTTAGATGTAAACTGGCCATTTGGTACTAGCATACTTGAAAGCATATTTAAAATCTTTAAACAAAAAGAACTGTTAGAAGATGCTATTATTATCTACCGTGTGCAACGTGCGCCAGAAAGACGTATATTTAAAATTGATGTTGGTAATATGCCAACACACATGGCCATGGCCTTTGTAGATCGTGTTAAAAATGAAGTACATCAACGTCGCATACCGACACAAACTGGTGGCGGACAAAACATGATGGATGCTACATATAATCCATTATCAACAAACGAAGACTTTTTCTTTCCGCAAACAGCAGAAGGACGTGGGTCAACTGTTGAAGCACTGCCAGGTGGTAGCAACCTAGGTGAAATTACAGATTTGCGTTTCTTTACTAATAAAATGTTTAGAGGATTGCGTATTCCAAGTAGTTACTTGCCCACAGGCAGCGATGACAGCTCATCGACATTTAACGATGGTAAATCTACCACAGCATTAATTCAAGAATGGCGCTTTAATCAATACTGTATGCGTTTACAAACTATGATAGTTGAAAAACTAGATAATGAGTTTAAAATGTTCATGCGCTGGAGAGGCATTAACATTGACGGACAGCTATTTGAACTACGTTTAAATGAACCACAAAATTTTGCCAAATATCGCCAAGCAGAAGTAGATGCGGCACGTATACAAGCATTTACGTCATTGGAGCAAACACCATATTTAAGTAAACGTTTCCTATTAGAACGTTACTTAGATCTAAGTGAAGAAGAAATGCAACGCAATGATGAATTATGGGCAGAAGAACGCAACGAAACTCCAGATACTGTTGATACTGATGCCGGATTACGTGCTATTGATGTTACTCCAGCGGGCATAGAAAGTGATATGAGTAACTTAGAAATGCCCGACTTAACTGCGGAACCAGCACCGGGTGTAGAACCAGGTGCATTACCTGCAACAGGCACCCAGCCAGCAGTACCGGCAAGCCCTACGCCACCACCGGGTTTATAATATTTTAGGTAAATAATATTATGAATCTACTTGAAATATTTAATTCTGAATTAGTGCAACAGCACCAAACTGAAGAGGAGGATAATACTCCTCTGAAATTGTCTGATCTGCGTAAAACTAAATTAACATTAACACAATTACATCGTTTGCGTATTATGAATGATGTACGTAGATTAGAAAAAGAACAAGACTTAGAACGAGTAAGATCGCAGTACAAGCCAGCCGAAGTCGCACCTCCGATGTAGTTATCAATCAAATTCAATCAAAAAACACGCATTTAACTTCAATTTTTCAATAAACCAGTAAATAATATTACAGAGATATTACGTAACGTAAATCTCACCTAGACAGAAACAATTTAAGGAGTTCTTTATGAACAAGTATGAACAGTTAATAGAACACATCATTAATGATGAAACTGATAAGGCTCGCGAATTATTCCACAACATCGTTGTTGAAAAATCACGTGACATTTATGAAAGCCTAATCGACGAAACAGATTTAGACGAAGTAGGCGGTAACAAAGTACAAGGATTTATCGATGAAGTTAATCTTGATGAACAAGGTATTAGCGAAGAAGAAGACGACGCTGGCGAATATGATGACATGGCTGGCGATGATGAAAGTTCAGATATGGACAATGATTTTGATGCTAGTGGTGATTTAGATTCACACGAAGAAGAGCATGGTGATGTTGAAGACCGTGTATTGGATTTAGAGTCTGCATTAGACGAACTTAAAGCTGAATTTGATGCTTTAATGGCTGGCGAAGAAGGCGAAGCAGAACACGCCGGCATGTTCGGTAGTAATGATATGGGCGGAGAAGAAAGTGCTCCTGCAGAATTCATGGAAGCTGAAGAATGTGATACAGAAGAAGATGAAGATGACGCAGAAGAAATGGAAGAATCTATTGTACGTGAGTATGTAGAAAAAGTAGCTGCTCCATCAAATACTGAAGGTGCTGATAACAAGCAATCTACAGTAGCTAAGAAAAATGACATGGGTGGTTCATCTGCTAACATCGTACGCGGTGGTACAGAGAACGGTGGTACAGTTAAAAAACCAGCAGTAAATAACATGGGTAATATTAATGTTCCTGGTGGTAAAGCTGGTAATGCATTTGCTAAGAAAGAAAAAGCACCTGCTGCACAAGCACCAACAAGTACAAATAGTCCAGTAGCAAAATAATTTAGGATACTACGATGGCTTCATACTTAAAAGAAAACTTAACCTTTGACAATGCTAGAATGGAAATTCTAACAGAAGATAGTCATGACGGTAAAGGTAAGAATCTTTATATGAAAGGCATATTCATTCAAGGTGGCGTAAAGAACCACAACGAACGAGTGTATCCAGTAAATGAAATTAGCAATGCCGTAACAAACATTAATGAACAAATCAAGGGTGGCTACAGCGTTTTAGGCGAAGTAGATCACCCAGATGATTTGAAAATTAATCTAGACCGTGTAAGTCACATGATTACAGATATGTGGATGGATGGTCCTAACGGCTTTGGTAAATTAAAGGTTCTCCCTACTCCAATGGGTAAGTTAGTAGAAACAATGTTGGAAAGTGGAGTTAAACTTGGTGTTAGTTCTAGAGGTAGCGGCAACGTTAGCGAAAGTAACGGTCAAGTGAGTGACTTTGAAATAGTCACAGTAGATGTAGTTGCGCAACCTAGTGCTCCTAATGCATACCCAACAGCGATTTACGAAGGACTGTTGAATATGCGTGGTGGACACAAGGTATTCGAAATGGCAAAAGAAGCCAGCGCAGATCAAAAGGTACAAAAATATTTAAAAGAGCAGGTTACTCGCTTGATTAAAGATTTAAAATTAAAATAGGAGATCAGTATGTTAACAGCTATCAAGCCATTGTTAGATAGTGGCATCATTAACGAAGATACTCAAGCAGCTATTACTGAAGCTTGGGAATCACAAATTAATGAGGCTCGTGAACAAGTTCGTGCAGAATTGCGCGAAGAATTCGCTGGCCGCTACGAACATGACAAACAAGTTATGGTTGAAGCTCTAGACAAAATGGTTACTGAAAGTCTTACTGCCGAACTTAATGAGTTCGCCAATGAGAAACAAGCTCTTGCAGAAGACCGCGTGAAATTTAAACGTCACATGGTTGAAAGCGCCAGCAAATTTAATAACTTTTTAGTTAATAAATTAGCTGAAGAAATCAAAGAATTACGCACAGATCGCAAAGTTCAAAACGAAGCAACTGCTAAGTTAGAAAAATTTGTTATCAAAGCGTTAGCTGAAGAAATCAAAGAGTTCGATCTTGACAAAAAAGCAGTCGTTGAAACTAAAGTTAAACTAGTAGCAGAAGCTAAACAAAAATTAGCTAAACTACAAGAAGCTTTTGTTGCACGTTCAGCTAAACTTGTTAAAGAATCAGTAGCACAAAATCTAGGCACAGAACTGACCCAATTAAAAGAAGACATCCAAGCTGCTCGTGAGAATATGTTTGGTCGTCGCTTATTCGAAGCATTTGCTAGCGAATTCTCAGTAACTCATTTAAATGAGAACAAAGAAATTGCTAAATTGCATCAAACTATTTCAGCTGTTAAAGCTGATTTAGCTGAAAGCAAAAAAGTAATTGCGGAAAAAGAAGCTCTAGTTGAGTCAAAAAACCGTGAAGTACGTGTAATTACAGAAAGTGTTAACCGTAAGGATACACTTAATGGATTACTAAAAACATTAAACAAAGAGAAAGCCGGCGTAATGGCCAGCCTACTCGAAGGTGTGCAAACAGCAAAATTGCAATCTGCATACGACAAGTATCTACCAGCAGTTTTAAACAACTCACAAGCACCAGTGAAGGCTGAAAAGTCTGTACTAGCTGAGAGTCGTGTAGAAGTAACTGGTGATAAATCTGCTAAAACAGTAAATTTAGAAACCAACAACAACGTTGTTGAACTAAAACGTTTAGCAGGGCTAAAGTAATACAAAAACTTATAAAAGGAAAATAAAGAAATGACAACCCAACTATTAGAAGGCCGTTGGAACGAAACTAAGGATGCCCTGTTAGAAGGTCTACAAGGTTCAAAACGTTCTACAATGTCCGTAATCTTAGAAAACACACGTAAACACTTAGTTGAAAACGCTTCAGCTGGTGCAACAGCAGTAGGTAATGTTGCTACACTAAATCGCGTTATTCTTCCAGTAATTCGTCGTGTAATGCCAACAGTTATCGCTAACGAAATCGTTGGCGTACAACCAATGACTGGTCCAGTTGCACAAATTCACACTCTACGTGTGCGTTATGCAGATTCACAAGCCGCTGGTTCAATCGGTGGTGATGCAGCAGTTGCTGGCGGTGAAGCACTTTCACCATTCAACATTGCTACAGCTTACTCAAGCAAAACGTCAACAGGTCTTGCAGCATCAACTAGTTCACTAGAAGGTGTTCCAGGTAACCGTATCAACGTTCAAATCTTGAAACAAGTTGTTGAAGCTAAAACACGTAAATTGTCTGCTCGTTGGACATTTGAAGCTGCGCAAGATGCACAATCTATGCACGGTTTAGATGTTGAAGCAGAAATTATGGCAGCTTTGGCTCAAGAAATTACTGTTGAAATTGACCAAGAAGTTTTAGGTTCATTAGCAGCTTTAGCTTCTACTGCAACTGACAACTACAACCAAGCTACTGTTTCTGGTACTGCTACATTCGTTGGTGACGAACACGCTGCTTTAGCTGTTTTAATCAACCGTAGTGCTAACAAAATTGCACAACGTACACGTCGTGGCGCTGGTAACTGGGCTGTTGTAAGTCCATCAGCTTTAACAGTGTTACAATCTGCAACTACTTCAGCTTTTGCTCGTAGTACAGAAGGTACATTTGAAGCTCCTACAAACACAAAATTCGTTGGTACTTTAAATAGTGCTATGAAGATCTATGTTAACACATACGCTTCAAACGACACAGTGTTGGTTGGTTACAAAGGTTCTTCAGAATCAGACGCAGCAGCGTTCTACTGCCCATACGTTCCATTAATGAGCAGTGGCGTTGTGTTAGATCCAGCTACTTTTGAACCAGTAGTGGGCTTTATGACACGTTATGGTTATGTTGAATTAAGTAACACTGCATCATCTCTTGGTAATGCAGCTGACTACTTAGAAAAAATCACTGTAGCAAACTTATCATTCCAATAAGATTTATTCTTAGTAGGATATGAAAATAAAAAGCCCCGTAAGGGGCTTTTTTGTTGGCTTACTTATATGATTGTTTCCTTTTTCCGTGTTTGTTTAACTCTCTAATTTTAGCTAGTTGATCTATTCTTTTCCAAAAAGTAATTAATGACATATCCATTTTCATAGCATTTACCCACCAAGTAACTAACCAAATATTATCTGGCGTATATCCTTTATTACTATTTTTTCTATCCGGTGAGCATTTATTTGAATTTGATTTTCTAGTACTATGTTGTAGAATAATCGATTCTCTAGAAATAGCACATAATCCATTTTGATCATCAAATAATTTTTTTAAAAAATCAACAAGTAATTGTCTCCCTTCTAATCCGTGCCACTCACTGTACAATTCATATCCTTCAGTTTCGCAACGTTTCTGAATAGTTCGTGCCATGTTCCACCACAACTTATCGGGATTTGCATTAAGTTGTTCCTTTTTAATATCGTGTATCTTAGTCCATCTATTTCTGATTACTCCCATTATTTTTTGATGAGCATATAAATCGTTAACTCGTATACGGGCTAATTCTAATTTAGGTCCACTAATATTAAGTTCAATACATTTATCGAACATAATCTGCCTCTTCCTGCCCTGTGTTCCCCATGTATGCAATAATTTTTCATATTCAATATAATCATTACGGGTCATTGATAAAATTAACTTTTTATATTGATTTATAGAGTTATTACTGTGGTATCGAAGATCTCTTGGCTTGATTCTATAGATTGCTTTTCGATCTTGAAACGATAGTTGTTTAGAGCCGTGTACATTCATATTATTTCCTTAATAATTAGATTATACGCTAATTAAACAGCAAAGTCAATCTAATTACTAAATAATAGTGTAGTTCGCGATATGGGGATATCCAACTACCCTAACATTTTAAAGGAATGCCAGCATGTCTATTTATTTTCAACCAACTTGGCTATATATTAAACAACACAATATTACTGGATTAAAATATTTCGGAAAAACAATAAGAGATCCACTTAAATATAATGGTTCTGGCAAATATTGGACATCTCATTTAAAAAAGCACGGAAAGTATATAACTACAGTGTGGGTTCAACTTTTTGATAACGAAGCAGAATTAGTACAACATGCCATTGAGTTTTCTAAAACAAACAATATAGTTGAATCGGCAGAATGGGCAAATATGGTAATCGAAAATGGAATTAATAGTGGTGGAATTACAGGAATTAAACGTTCAGCAGAAACTAAAGAAAAAATTTCACATGCTCGAACCGGAACAAAACATCCGATAACCGAAGAAACTAAAGAAAAAATTAGAGCAACTCTCAAAGGTAAAACATTTGACCATATGAAAAAACCTAAATCGGAATTATGGTATAAACGCCATACTGAAACACATAAAGGCAAACCAAATCATTTAAGATAAATAACTTTATACAATACTGCCCACAATGGGTTTATGCGGTCCCAACCGCGTAGATTGTAAAACAATTAAATATATAAGGAGAAAACAAATGGGACGTCCGTTAAATAAGAAATATTTTGGTAACAGAAACATAGGTACAACAGGTACAGCTGATGATGGCATAGGCGGTCAAGGCATTGCTAGCGTTACTATTGCTGGCACAAACAACAACTACATTGCAGTACCAACAGCAACATTTGCAGCACCGACACTTCCAGGTGGTGTAACTGCAACAGCAGGCGCAATCACTATGATTGTTAAGTCAGTTAGTATTACTAACGGCGGCGGCAGCTATATTGATGAAGAAGTAGTAACACTTGGTGACGGTTCTGCCGCAGGCGGCACTGGAACAGTAGACGGTACATATACTACTCGTGCAAGTTTTAGAATTAAGAGTGTAGACGGCGGAGGAGCAGCCACAACTATTGAACTAGTTGCCGGCGGTTCTTACACAGTGCTAGCATACAACGGATCTACTCACGCTAGCGCCGCAGGCAGCACAATTACAGAAATGTATACAACAGGTGGCACTGGTAACAATTTACGTATTGCAATTACATGGGGTGTGTTAGCTGTTGCAGTTAGTAATAAAGGTTCTGGTTATGTAACAGCTCCTGTAATTACTATGACTGGTAATGCTTCTAAAACAGCGGTTTTAACAACTGATACCGGTGGCGTTCCGGGTTCATCAACAAATCAAGAAAATGCAATTCAAATTCTAGCTTGGATTCCAACAGCAGATGGTGGTAGTTCATCAGTTATCGGTGACATTGTTGCACAAAAAGGTTCACGCAGAATGAAAGTTAAAACAGCACAAGGTACAGGCGTTGTGACTTTAGTTGCGGCAGTAGTAGCAGCTGGTCAAGGTACAATTATTGCTACTGATGCAAATGATAGTACATATTGGGTTACAAAATTAACAAGCAAAAAAGCATTGTTAACACAAAAAGTAATGAACGGTTCATTTGAATTTGCTTCAAATTCAACAGCACAATGGTCGTTTGATGCTGCAGAACTTGGTATCGTACAAATAGCCAACGCTTAATTGTAATAAATTAAAATAACAGCTTCGGCTGTTATTTTTTTGACTATACTATCTACAATTAGCATAAATAATAGAAACTAGGATATTTAAATGGCCGCTGTTAAAAAACTTAACACCTCGTACACAATTGACACCACAGATGTTATCATCACAGGCAATTTAACAGTACAAGGTTCACAAACTGCAATCGAAACAACTAACACTACGTTAAAAGATAATGTTATTGTTCTCAATGATGGTGAAACAGGCGCTGGCGTTACATTAGGTACTGCTGGTATTGCTGTTGCTCGTGGCTCATTAGCCAACGTTGCGTTACGCTGGAATGAGTCAATTAACAAATGGGAGTTGACCAATGATGGATCGACTTACTCAGTTATAACATCGTCAACCAGTGGTAGCACAATATTAATAGATGATTTAGCTCCTGCACTTGGTGGCAATTTAAATACTAATGGCTATACAATTTTAGCAAACGTAGGAAATGTAAAATTTGGTGGTAATATACAAATTAATAATACCGCAGTTGCACCAACAGCAGTCGCTGGCGCTACTGTAGTATATGCAGCAACTCCTGGCGCTGGTGCAAGTGGAGTATATGTTGTTAATGGTGAAGCCGTTAACGAAGAACTAATTACGAAAAAGCGAGCATTTGCTTTTTCAATACTATTATAGGATTAACACAATGGCAATTTCTAACACCTTATTAACAACAGTGGTATCAAACGTATATGTCAGTTCAGGCAATACTGTAGTATCAGTTATGTACTTTTGCAACACAGATGCTACTGCTAAAACATTTGATTTATATGCAGTGCCTAGCGGTACAACAACAATTAACAGTGACGTACAAATTTACAAAAGTGTTCAAATACAAAGTAATGATACTTTTGTTGTTGATATGGAAAAAATTGTATTAGCCAACGGTGATACATTGCGAGCCGCAGCATCAGCAAATTCAGCAATAACAGCAACAGTTAGTTACGTAGGAATGTAAATGGGACGCTTACTTAAAAATACAGTATTTAAAACAGGTAGCTATGCATTAGGTGTGCCAGTTGGATCAAGTTCAATTGGGCCAGATGTGCCAGTTGTAGGGCAAACTCGTTATAATACTTCAACAGGCAAATTAGAATTCTATAATAGTAGTGTATGGAACGCAGTAGCTAAAGAAGGCGATGTTACTATTACTAAAGACACCCTAGCTGGTGATAATATAGTTTCTGATTTTACTATGTCTAAAACGTATAATTCTGGACAAGAGGCACAGGTATTGGTATTTTTAAATACTGTATATCAAAATCCTGGCATTAACTACACATTCAATGGAACAACAAATATACATTTTACAAGTGTGCCTACTGGTGGCGCAGTTATATTAGTACTACACAATATTGCAAGCACTACAGTATAGCCTGTTCCTTAGCTAAATATTAAAATAGGAGTTAGTTAATGGCAATAGGTCGTGTACCCGGGGCAGCACTGTTAGGAAATCTAGATAGACAAGGTCTTGATCTGGGCTTCACTACCAACAGTGACACATTATTACAGTTAGATTTTACTAACTTTCGTCTTGGTATCAACACGGCATCTCCCCAAGAATCATTAGAAGTTACTGGGAACATTCTTGTAACAACCGGCAATATATTAACCTCAGCTAATTTAACATACGATATTGGTGCGACTAATAAATATTGGCGCAATATCTATAGCGGAAACCTTTATACTAGCAATATTACCAGTACAAATATCACTGGTACGTTAACCACAGCTATACAAACTAATATAACCACAGTAGGTACGTTAGGCAACCTATCAGTCACTGGTAATATTGATGCAGGCAATATAATAAGTAATATCACCGGCAATGTAATTGGATCGGCAACTACGGTAACTGCATCAGCACAGCCAAATATAACATCACTGGGTATATTAACTGCTCTCGATGTAACAGGTAATGTTGGTGCAGGCAATGTTAGTGGTACATATTTAACTGGTACATTACTAACTCAAGCACAACCATACATAACATCAACAGGTATATTAACTGCTCTCGATGTAACAGGTAATGTTGGTGCAGGCAATGTCAGTGGTACATACTTAACAGGTACATTGCTAACAAGTGCTCAACCAAACATCACAACATTATCCGGTGTTACTAGCATCGGTGCAAGTGGAAGTACAGTATTAACCGGCACACTAGCGACTAATGCACAACCTAATGTTACATCTTTAGGTACATTAATATCACTAGACGTAACAGGTAATGTTGGTGCAGGCAATGTTAGTGGTACATATCTAACTGGCACACTATTGACGGCCAGCCAAACTAATGTTACATCATTGGGCACATTATCAGCATTAACAGTCAGTGGAAATATCATTGCGCAAAGCTCTATTGTACCAACAAGTAACATTGCTGGTAATATTGGTTATGCCGATACATGGTGGAGTGCAGTATACGCTAATACAATTAATGCAACTAATTTAAATGGCACGATACTTACAACTAATCAACCTTATATTTCTAATTTAGGAAATATTACAGTTGATAGCATTTCCATTGGTGGAAATATTAGTATTACTGGTAATGTTAACGGAACAGACATTACTGCTAACACCATAACAGCCAACACAATCACTGGCACATTACTTACAGGCAATCAGCCTAACATAACAAATTTAAGCAACATCTCAGTTGATAGCATTTCTATTAGTGGAAATTTAGGTATCACAGGAACTACAACAGCCGGCATTATCAATGCTGATGAGATCTATGAAAGTAATATTCGTGTTGTAACTCAAGAAACTACAATTACAGTTACTGGTGATGCTACTGGCAGTGGTAATGTTTCAAATATTGCATTAACTTTAGCAGACACTGGTGTTACTGCAGGCACATATGGTGCTGCAGATGATGAAACATGGGATAGAATTCCTAAAATTACTGTAGACAGCAAAGGCCGCATTACAAATATTGCTAACATTACTCTTACTCAAGTCGGTAATGTAACCTTTACTGATACAACTATATCAACAGTGGCTAACTTAACAATAGCACCAACTAATGGTTATATTTTTGCTAATAGTAGTGTCATATCCGACGTTGCTGATCCAGTTAGCGCACAGGATGTGGTTACATTAAACTATCTAACAACAACATTAAGTGGCGCTGCAAATAGCCTAGTCATTGGTGATAGTCTAGTAAATCTAATAGATGAAACTAATAATAGTAGATTAGAAATTACCCTTGATTCAGAGTTAATTGCAAATATAACAGCTAATGCATCAACATTTTACAATACTGTTAATATTGGTAACATATCAATAGTTGATAACACAATTTCATCAAGTGGAAATATATACATCGATGCACAGAATACAGGCATTGTACAAATTGTTGGATCCGATGCACTGGGCATTCCTGTTGGAAATGTAATTACTCGTCCTCTAAATCCTGAGATAGGGTACATACGTTTTAACACTGACAATGATGCTGTGGAATACTGGACTGGCACAGAATGGACATACCCGGGCGCAGCTACAATTACATCAGAAACTGTCTACCCTGATGGACTAACTGCAAGCTATAATTTAACAACCTCGGCTACTCCAGACGGGTTGCTAGTTAGTATCAACGGTACAATGCAACAACCATTTACATCATATAATATGTCTGGTAATGTAATAACATTCACAGAAACTCCGCAAGATACTGATATTATTGAAATTCGACATATTGTTGCTGGCGCAGTTTCTATAGGATCACTGACCTACGGACCTACGTCTAAAGTAGAATTATCTACTGGTAATGTCAATATTACCGGTAATTTAATACCAACAGCAAATGTCACATATGATCTGGGTTCTGATTCAATGTGGTGGCGCGACCTGTACATGAGTGGCAGTACTATTCATATTGGTGGTGCACTGCTTAAAGTAGTCGACAATGCATTGAGTTTTACTCCTGCGGGTAGCCCTACTCCGATTAATCTAACATCAGATGTTGATCCGACTATACTTATTGCAAATACCACGCAGGTCAAAGCAACTGATAACTTTGTAAATGTTTCTATTGCCAGCGCAAACGTAGCGGCATTTAGCAGTGAAGGGTTAACCATCACAGGAAATGTTAGTGCAGACTACATTATAGGTGACGGTAGTCAACTAACTGGCTTACCAGCAGGGTATACTGACACAAATGTAGAAGCATACTTACCATCTTATACAGGAAACATAAGTTCATTAACCACAGCCAACACAGCAATGAAAGGCTATGTTGACGGTATTAGTAGTACTAAAGCTGAGTTAAGCGGAGCAACATTTACTGGTAACATAACAGTTACAGATAGTATTATGTCAAATTACATTACAGCTAATGTACTTAGGACAACCGATACAACTATAGCACTAGGTCCTAATGCCGGTAATACTGACCAAGGTTTATCAGCAATAGCCATTGGGTGGAACGCTGGGGCAAACACACAAAGTTACTATGCAGTAGCCATTGGGCCACAGGCAGGACAAACACAACAAGGTGAGTATGCAGTTGCTATTGGTCGTGAATCGGCTAAGACTTCGCAAGGTGCTGACTCAGTTGCGATTGGAAGAATTGCCGCCCAAACATCACAGGGTACTAAGTCGGTAGCAGTTGGTTTTGGAGCCGCCAGCAATTATCAAAGTAATAATGCAGTGGCCATTGGTAATTCAGCCGGTGCAACTTACCAAGGCAATTCAGCGGTGGCCATTGGTAATAGCTCTGGGTTACTTTATCAAGGCAATTTAGCAATAGCCATTGGGTACCGTGCTGGGTATTCATACCAAGCTGCTAACACTATTATTTTAAATGCGACCGGAACTACAATCAACGGAGTAGAAAATCAAACAGATAGTTTCTATGTAAATCCAATTAGAAATGCCACCGGAAATGTTGGACTATTGCAATATAATAGTACTACTAAAGAAGTTACATACAGTCTTGACATTGCGGCAAATAGTATTAGTGCTAATACCTATACGTGGGCTAACGGAACTTCAATAATTACCACTTTGTCTTCTGACATAACCACAGCTAACACAGCAATGCAAGGATATGTTGATGCAATAAATTCAACTCTAACTGCCAATGCCGGAGCACAAGCAGGCACATTAGCAACTATACAAAACAACTATGCACAATTATCGGGTGCAACATTTACTGGCGCCTTGGCCGCACCAAATATATCTTTAACATCTGCACTGGCTATATCATCTGGTGGTACAGGTGGAACAAGTACTAGTTCTGCATTAAACAACCTATTACCCAGCGGTGAAGTTAGTGGCTACGTATTAAAAACTGCAGGTGAAGGCAGTTACTATTGGAGTGCAGAAACAGGTGGCGGTAGCGTAGTTGGTACAACTATCAGCACCAGCAGAACTTATTTTACTGCTACCTCAGGACAAACTGTATATACCGGAATCACATACACTCCGGGTGCAGGACAGTTACGCATATACATCAATGGTGTTAGACAGTTTGACAGCGCCTATACTGAAACAAATAGTTCAGCAGTTACGCTATCTACAGGAGTTACTAGCGGAACTGTAGTATTAGCAGAAGTTGACGCATATACAGATTATAATGTCTATGCTAATGCAACCTATAGTAGTCCGGTTGGAACAATTAGTTCAACTACAGTTCAAGATGCCCTGGCAGAATTGGACACAGAAAAAGCTGCACTGGCAGGAGCATCATTCACAGGCAACGTATCAACCAGTGGTAATCTGCGTGTTACTGATACAACACAAAGTACCGGAGAAGGAACCGGCGCACTAGTAGTCAGTGGTGGTGCAAGTTTTAGTGGAAATGTTTACATCAGCGGTAACTTACAAGTTGCTGGAACTGAAACAATATTTAATGCCAACAATCTAAGTATTGCTGACTCGCTGATATATCTAGCCGATGACAACTCCGGTGATGTATTAGATATCGGTATCGTAAGTTCGTTTACTAATCCTGGATATCAACACACTGGCTTTGTGCGTGATGCCACAGACGGCGTTTGGAAACTATTTGCTAATGTAGCAGCAGAACCTACTACAACAATTGACTTTACTAACGCTACTTATAGTAACTTACGAATTGGCAACCTAACATCAATTGGCGGAACATTTACAGGTAATGTCGGTGCAGATAACCTAAGTGCTACTAACTTAACCGGAACATTAACAACTGCGGCCCAGACTAATGTTACTAGTGTTGGTACATTAACTGGTTTAACAGTAAGTGGTGCTCCGGTACCTAATGCTAACGTAAGCGTAAACTTAGGTAGCACATCAGCTTGGTGGAGCATACTCTATGCAAATACACATGTTGGTGCCACAGCTACTTTTACGGGTAATATTACAGCCGGCAACGTAAGTGCTACAAATTTAGTTGGTGCAATTACTTCTAGTCAAGTTACTACTGCACTAGGATTTACTCCTTATAACAGCACAAACCCAAGTGGCTACACAACAAATACAGGTACTGTAACCAGCATAGCAACAGCAGGTACAGTTAGCGGTCTTACGCTAACCGGCGGCACTATTACAACAAGCGGAACAATTACTCTAGGCGGAACGCTAAGTCTAACGTCAGGTCAAGTTACTACTGCACTTGGTTACACTCCGTACAACAGTACTAATCCAAATGGTTATATCAGCGCAGTGCCAAACGCAAGCACTCAAGTTTCAAGTCTTGGTGTAGGCACAGCCGCAAGTGGAACTAGTGGTGAAATACGTGCCACTAACAACATTACTGCTTACTACAGTTCAGACTCACGCTTAAAAGAAAATGTGCGTGATATACCCGACGCACTAGCTAAAGTTACAGCTATTGGTGGTAAACTATTCGATTGGACTGATGAATACATTGCCGATCACGGTGGCTTAGATGACTACTTTATGCGTAAAGCTGACTTTGGTGTTATAGCACAAGACGTTGAGCAAGTGTTACCCGAAGCAGTGCGCACTAGAGAAGATGGCTACTTGGCTGTTGACTATGAAAAGATGTGTGCCCTAGCGTTTGCGGCTATTAAAGAACTACAACAACAGGTCCACTTGCTAGAGCAACAAATAAAGGACAAGTAACATGCCCTTACCATCCAGTGGTGCGATATCCTTTAACAACATCAACGTAGAACTTGGCTTAACCGCCACCGCACAGATATCATTAAATGATAGTGCGGTACGAACACTATTTGGAGTAAGCAGTGGTGCTATAGCAATGAATGTTGGCTATGGTAAGTCAAATGCGTTCTCGGCAACCATTTCATCAAATCAAACCAATTTGAATTTAAGAACTTGGGCTTTAGCGAATGGATGGGATGGTTCTACTGCCGCAACAATCACTATCGGTTCGGGAGTTTGGATTTATTCCACTTCCACAGGAACTCCTGCATTAACCACCGGAAGTTTTCCGGGCGGCTTAACTATCATTAACAATGGATTTATTGCTGGAATGGGTGGTGCAGCTGGCGATATGTCATTACCTGCTACTGGTTTTGCCGGTGGAAATGCCATAAGCCTTGGTTCAAACGTGACAATAAATAATACGAATGCTTCTGCTTATATTGGCGGTGGTGGTGGTGGCGGGGGCAGTTGGCAAGGTGGTGGCGGTGCTGGCGGCGGTAACGCGGGTAGCGGCGGCCCCGTAGGTGGTGGCGTCGGCTCTGCCGGTGGAAATGCAACAGGTGGAGCAAATGGCGGCAAAGGCGGCGGCGCTGGCGGGGGTGGCGGTGGATACAGTGGTTCAGGCAAATCTACCTATATGTATCCCGGCGGTGGCGGTGGCCGTATATTTCCCGGCTCCGGTGGTGCTGGTGGCACTCCTGGTGGTGGTGCTGGTGGTAGCGCAAATGCCGGTGGGGGCAATCGCACCGTTACAACTGGTCCATGCGGCGGTGGTGGCGGCGGCTGGGGGGCGGCAGGCGGCATTGGCCTTGCTGGAAATTATGCCGGTGGAGCAGGTGGCAAAGCAGTCGCGCTTAATGGATACACTGTTACTTGGACAAGCGGTAATACAACTCGTGTTTATGGGGCTGTATCATGAGAACTGTAAATTTAGATCTAATTAAATTAGCTGATGTTGAAATTTGCCAAGAAGGTTTGGATTTTTTTAATGGTAAAAATTCATTAAATGAGCCGTTGGCTGGGAAAAAAGATAATGAGGTTTTAAATATAGCTTTAGAAACAGAGGACCAAGAAGCGTTGAAATGGTGGGAAAGTTTATTTAATTCAACCCATGCTTGGGATTATTGGAATGAAAGTTATGCTGTAAACCATTATTTTATTTACAACCAAGTATTGGAAATTGAACAAAAATTTAATACTTTAAATGAAGCAAAAGAAAATCAAAAAATCATTTATGAATCTATATTTGAAAAATACAAAAAAATGACTTCAGTCGCTTTGGTAAAATATCATGAAAATAATGATGTTGAATGGTGCGGCGTTGATTCAATAGAAACGTATGAAAATGATGGAGTTTTTCAAGTGTTTAATTATTGGACTGGCACACATATTCAAGCCAATTCAAAAATTGAAGCAATTGAAATTATTAACAACATAGTCAGTGAAAATATATTTAAGCCATCAATTTTTGCTTGTTTTATAAATCAAAATCAAATTTCATCAAATGTAAAATTGATACAATGAATTTCATTTCACAATTTTTTTTAACCAATAAAAACAACCCATGTTTTATTGATAAAAATGGGGCATATTCAAGTGATGAAATTTTTTTATCAATTAAAAAATTTGCCAGTTATTTAAAATTTTTAAATATCCAAAAGGGCGATTTTATTATTATAAAACTGCCTGATACGGCTTTTTTACCGATTGCTATATTTGGTTCAATGTGGATTGGTGCCATCCCAGTTTTAGTAGGTTCGGGGAAATGTGGCGTTGAGCATAATTTTAATACTTTAAATCAAGCCAAAAAAAAATTTGAAAATTCTTTAATCATTGCAAATGAAATAGATTATTCAAATTTCAAGCCAATTGAAACTCAATTAGATTTTGAGCAAGATTTAGAATGTATCGTTTTTCATACATCAGGCAGAACAGGCGCCCCAAAATTCATTTCGCATACGCCAAAAACATTGTTAAATGTGGGCGAATATATGGGGGATTTGCTTTTGGATACAAATGATAGAAGTTTATTTTGTGCGGAAAAAATAACACACGCATACGGTTTTGCATTATCAATTTGTGTTGCATTAAAAAATGATATAACCGCAATTTTATTGGATGCTAGTCCATCAAAATTAAATTTATGCCATTATATAAACACATATAAGCCAAGTATTTTTGCTGGAACTCCGCGTCATTTTGAATTTATTAAAGATGAGGAATTCACAGGCGTAAGGTTGGCAGTCAATGCTGGCTTTGCACCGATTAATCAATTAAAAGGTGCGGCCTTTCTTAATGGGGAAGGCTCCACAGAAACATTGGGGTTTTATAAAGCAAATGGAATACCATTGAAATATGATAATATAATTGCTACATAATAAGATAAGACATTGCCCGCGTTCCGAAAGAGTAGAACAAAATAAAGTTAGACTTGTATTAGAGGCATTAAAAGCACAAATCATTGCTGGTGGATTAGATTACACAACCGCAATTGCTGAAAAGAAGATTGTAGAAGACGCTAAAGTAGCTGCAAATAGTTAGGTAAAAGACTGTCTTTAAGTGTTCCTATATTATAGTTGATATTAAACGGGTGTAATGTAAAACTTTTAGTTAAATACACTATAACAGAGAATAACTATGGCATTAACACAGGTAACACCAGACGTACTACATAATATACAAAGCAATGTTACCCAAGTAGGTACCTTAAGTGACCTATCGGTCACTGGTAATATCACATCAGGTAATGTAACTGCTACAAATTTTACAGGAACTGCTAGTCTAGCAAATAATGCCAGCTTCCTTGGTGGAACAGCAGCCGCTAGTTATGCGCTAGGGTCAGCAGTTACCACAGCCAACACAAACATGAAAGGTTATGTTGATGGGCAAATATCAACTACCAGTTCAGCAATAACCACAGCTAATACTAATATGAAAGGCTATGTCGATGCAGCCAATACTATACAGTCAGGGCAAATATCAACTACTAGTTCAGCTATAACTACAGCCAACACCAACATGAAAGGCTATGTTGATACACAAGATACTGCAATTACCACAGCATGGACAGCCAATGCTGGTGCACAAGCAGGAGCAATTGCTACTCTAACAGCCGGTGCAACTGTTGCGGGTACAGGTATTTCAGTATCGGGTACATTTCCTAATCAAACTATTAATGCTCCTGGCTCGACACTGAACTCTCAAAGTTCAGCATATATTGTAGCCGCGGCTGACGCAGGTAAAACAATTTCAATTACTACTGGTGGTGTAACTGTTAATACCTCTGTTATGTCTGCTGGTAATATGATTACTATATATAATAACTCAGCCACAGCACAAACTATTACACAGGGCGCAGGATTCACATTGCAGTGGGCCGGGCAGACGGTGTCAACTACAGGTAACAGAACACTAGGCTTATACGGTATCGCTACTATATTGTTCATATCAGGGTCAATTGGGGTTATTTCGGGCGCAGGGGTAACATAATGTCAATAATGCAAATGCTGTGGGCCGCAGCGAAAATACCCCTTAGTTGGTTTGCTAGTTCTTCGGGGACTACTGTTATGAACGGAGCCACGTGGGTTTCAACAGTAGGTACAATGAGGGCAATTACCTGGACAGGCAGTCAATTCTGTGTAGTGGGGCAATCGGGAAAATGTGCCACATCCCCTGACGGAGTTACGTGGACTACCCGTGCTAGCTTTGCTACAGCTTTTAATTCTGGAACTGCAAACGCAATCGTTTGGACAGGCAGTCAATTCTGTGCAGTGGGCGCCAGTGGCAGATGTGCCACGTCTCCCAACGGTATTACGTGGACTAGCCAACCTAACTTCACGACAGTTTTTGGTACTATAACTGCATCCGCAATCGCTTGGTCGGGCAGTCAATTCTGTGCAGTAGGTAATAGTGGGAGATGTGCTACATCTCCCGACGGGGTCACATGGACTCTTCAGTCCAACTACACTACCGCCATTGGCAGCAGTTCGAATACTGGTGATGCAATTACTTGGACAGGCAGTCAATTCTGTGTAGTAGGCTTCACCTGTGCTACATCCTCTGATGGGGTTACGTGGACTAGCCGACCTAGCTTTGCTACAGCCATGGGGTCAACTCGGGCACTTGCAATCGCCTGGACAGGCAGTCAATTCTGTGCTACAGGCGGCGGCGGTAAATGCGCAACATCCCCCGATGGGGTTACGTGGACTGGTCGGGCCAACTTCACGACAGTTTTTGGTAGCGCCAATACTGCATCCGCAATCGCTTGGTCAGGCAGTCAATTCTGTGCAGTGGGCGGCGCAACCGTCCCCGCCTCCAGTAGATGTGCTACATCTCCTGATGGTGTTACGTGGACTCTTCGGGCTAACTTCACGACAGTTTTTGGCACTTCACCCGGGCAAGGAATTGCTTGGTCAGGCAGTCAATTCTGTGTAGTAGGGCAAGCGAGCAAAGGTGCCACATCCTCTAATGGGGTTACGTGGACTCTTCAGACTGACTTTACTAGGGCTACTGCAATTAGTACACATCCATTGCAAGCAATTACCTGGTCAGGCAGTCAATTCTGTGCAGTGGGGCAATCGGGAAAATGTGCCACATCCCCTGACGGAGTTACGTGGACTGATCAACCTAACTTCACAACAGCTTTTAGTAGTAACACTGGTTGGGCAATTACCTGGTCGGGCAGTCAATTCTGTGCAGTGGGATCCCAACCCAACTGTGCTACATCTCCCGACGGAGTCACATGGACAACCCAACCCAGCTTCGCAGCAGCTTTTGGTCAAACAGGGCGCGCTGCAAGGGCAATCGTTTGGACAGGCAGTCAATTCTGTGTAGTAGGCGATGTTTTTAGTAACTGTGTAACATCTCCTGATGGAATTACGTGGACTACCCGGTCCGGCTTTGCTGCAGTTTTCTCGAGCAGTTCTGCGCAAGGAATTGCTTGGTCAGGCAGTCAATTCTGTGTAGTGGGCTTTGCGGGAGAGTGTGCCACGTCCCCCGACGGTATTACGTGGACTAACCAACCTGGTCTTGCGCCAGTAATGCCAGCACCGGCATATGCCATCGCTTGGTCAGGCAGTCAATTCTGTGTAGTAGGCAGTCAATGTGCTACATCTCCCGACGGGGTCACATGGACTAACCAGCCGGGGTTAGCTGCAGCTACTGGAAGCAGCGGTGCAACAACAATCATTTGGACAGGTAGTCAATTCTGTGCAGTGGGCACAGGCAAATGTGCTACATCTCCTGATGGTGTTACGTGGACTAACCAACCTAACTACACTACGACGGCTGGAGCTACTGCTAATACGAATGCAGTTGCATATAGTAGTAGTCTTAACCGATTAGTTGTTATTAGCAAGATTAGTCTTAATACTCCTGTGTATTCTGTAGGCCCCATTTAATAATATTTAGATTTAATTCTTTGTGAAGTAACTTAACTGACTTAAAAGCAATTACAGTAATCTAAACATACCGCCAAACTCAAAAACTTCTTTCTCAACTAAATACATATAACAAACTGTGCCAGCTCAGGGGAATATGGAACCGCCGCTACCATTCAGTTTACTATATACTAATAATTATAAGCGGAGTTTTAACCTATGGCAGTTCTAACCAGAATTAAGAATAATCAGATTACGGATTCAACGATCCTTGCTAACACCAAGATTGTTCCAGGATCTATTGTAGGTAGCTTATTTAATGCTAATCTAACAGTAGCCAGTGATGTTACCATTACTGGTAATCTAACAGTTCAAGGTGCTAGTAGTTACCTTACTGTAGCAAGTACCAACACTTATGTTAACGATCCATTAATTGTCCTAAACAATGCGTTTACTGGAACAAACAGTTACGATGTTGGTCTAATATTCAATCGTGGTAATCAAACCAGCACAGCGTTGATTTGGAACGAAAATGATAACCAATTTGAACTCACTTATACAACTGAAACTGGCACAAGCTACGCCACTATTGACAACAGCGGATTTGCTAACTTAAAAGTTGGTAATCTTACAGTCGCTGGCATTACAACAATAGATGATATTGGCGCCGGCAATCTTACATTAACTGGCGATCTAGCAGTTAATGGCGGCGATATAACCACAACTGCCACTACATTTAATCTATTAAACACTGATGCTACTACAATCAGCGCATTTGGTGCTGCAACTACCTTGGGTATTGGTGCATCAACTGGTACACTAACCTTAAACAATGCTACTGTAACAACACCTGGGCAAATAGTTACTACACGTGCTGGTAGTGCTACAACAGGTGATGGCCAAATTTACCTAAACGGTAGCACCAGCAATCGTATAGATTGGAACACAAACGGCACAGGTGCTCCGGCATTTACTACAAGAACCGATGGTACTAAAGTAGTTCTTTATCCTGCACTAAGTGGTAGCACAGTTGATTACGCTATTGGTATCGATTCTGCAACATTATGGACGAGCGTTCCGGAATATGGTGACTCATTTAACTTTAAATGGTATGGTGCTACAACACTAGTAGCAAACTTATCAGGTACTGGTAACTTTACAACTGTAGGAGATGTTGCTGTTAACGGTGGTGATTTAACTACCACAGCGGCTACATTTAATTTAATTGATACAGATGCTACCACAGTAAACTTTGCTGGTGCGGCAACAACTATTGATATTGGTGCTACAACTGGCACACTAACGATTAACAACCCGACTGTAGTTGGCTCACAAACAACGCAGGACTTATATAATACAGTTGCTACAACACTAAACTTTGCTGGAGCAGCTACCACATTAATAGTGGGTGCAACTACTGGCATAGCAAACATACGTAATGCAACTACCAATATTATTGGTAATGCTACTGTAGGCGGTAAACTTACAATGGGTAATATTATTACCCTAGCTAATGGTGCGGTAATTAAAGACACGTCTGGCAATGCAGTAGCATTTGGACACAGTGCTGGTTTAACTAGTCAAGGACCTAGCTCGGTAGCTATTGGTGCGTTTGCAGGAGAGAATACACAATCAGATTATGCTGTAGCCATAGGACGTAGTGCTGGTTTAACTACTCAAGCTACAGAAACTGTTGCGGTTGGTATATATTCTGGAACTCTGCAACAAGAACAATACGCCGTAGCAGTTGGCGCTTGGGCAGGTCAATACAACCAAAGTATAGGATCGATAGCAATAGGCTATGAAGCTGCTCACAGTGAAAACGGTGATTATGCAATTTCTATAGGATACAAAGCTGGATATCTTGCTCAACCTGCTAGAACTATTGTTCTTAATGCTAGCGGAGATCAAACTAACGGCGTAGCGGCACAAACAGACAGCTTCTATGTAAACCCAATTAGAAATGCCACTGGCAACGTAGGTACATTACAATACAATAGTGTTACTAAAGAAGTTACATACAGCTTAGACTTAACATTGGCTAATATTACCTTAACAGGTGACTTAGCAGTTAATGGTGGTGACTTAACAACTACCGCTAGCGCATTTAATTTATTAAACTCAAATGCTACTACTGTAGATGCATTTAAAGCTGCTACTGATTTAGAATTTGGTGCTACAACTGGTACATTAACAATTAATAACCCAACTGTAGTTGGCTCACAAACAACACAAGATTTATACAACACAACAGCAACTACAGTAAATGCATTTGGTGCTGCCACTACATTAATAGTAGGCGCAACTACAGGCATTGCAAACATACGTAATGCAACTACGAATGTACTTGGTAATTTAGTAGTTGCTGGTACAATGGGTGTAACTGGTGCGGTAACACTAACTGATGATTTAGCTGTTAATGGTGGTGATTTAACTACAAGTGCCAGCACATTTAATTTAGTTGATGCCAATGCTACTACTGTAAACTTTGCTGGTGCAGCGACTACCATTGATCTAGGTGCTACAACTGGTACATTAACAATTAATAACCCAACTGTAGTTGGCTCACAAACAACACAAGATGTATTTAATACAACTGCTACTACAGTAAATGCATTTGGTGCCGCCACTACACTAATACTTGGTGATACTTCGGGTACAGCAAACATCCGCAATGCAACTACAAACATTGAAGGTAATGCAGTAGTTGGTGCTACACTTTCAGCAAATAGTATACAAGCAACACCAATTGGGTCAGTAACTGCAGCCTCTGGTAAATTTACATCAGTAACCGACGAATCATTAACAGCAACTAGAGTAACATTTGCCGGTACTGGTGGAGATTTAGACGATAGCGCAAACTTGACGTTTGTTACAGACACACTATCTATTAGAAATGTATCGATTAACGGTGAAACTAATACTATCGCTGCAGTTGGTGGCAATCTTAACTTATCAGCTAGCACCAATGTAATTGATGGCAACGGTGCGACTGTGGCAAATATTGCTGACCCTACAGATCTGCAAGATGCAGTTACATTAAGTTATTTAAACACACAAATTAACAGTGGTGTTACAAACTTACAAACAGATAATTCCGATATCACTATAACAGACAATGGTAACGTGGCAGGTGTTATCACAACTAATGTAGACGGTGTATTAGTTTCGACCATTACAACAAATTCAGCGGCATACTTTACAGATTTATTAGTAATAGATGACGCTACTTCTAATGTATCCGTTGGTGGTTCATTGTTTGTTCAAACTACCAGTCAGTTTATTGGAAATGTTACAGTTGATGCTAGTGTAGGACGTGGATTCCACGTTAGCAACAGTACAGCACAGTTTGCAAAAACAGTAACATTTGATGCTAATGTAGATATTAGTGGTAACATTAACGCAACTGATACTACACAAAGTATTAACAGTTCAACTGGTGCAATTACTACACTTGGTGGTGTTGGTATTGCTCAAAACTTAAACGTAGGTGGTGATGTAGTTATCACAGGTAACTTGCAGGTTGATGGGTCTGTAACATCAGTTAACACAGCAACATTAGATGTTGAAGATTTAAACATCACAGTGGCTAAAGGCGCTGCAAATCCAGCAGCCGCTAACGGTGCAGGTCTAACCATAGATGGCGCCAATGCAACTATTTTATGGACTAATGCAACCCAATCAGTTAATTTTAATAAAAATATAGTTACACCGGGTGCCAATTTCACAGGCACTGTTACAGTAGCTCCGAGATTTACAGTAACGTCGTTTGATGGCAACTCTGTAACAACATTAAGTGGTAACGACATCACCACAAGTGCAACAACAGCAAACCTATTTAATACCACTGCTACCACAATAAACTTTGCAGGTGGAGCAACTGCACTTATATTAGGTAGCACAACAGGTATTGCAAATATACGTAATGCAACTACAAATATTATTGGTGCCGCTACAGTAGGTAGTACATTATCAGTCACTGGTGAAACTACGTTAACTGCTAACTTAGCAGTTAATGGTGGAGACATTACAACCACTGCTAGTACATTTAACTTAGTAAATGCAAATGCCACAACAGTTGATGCGTTTAAAGCTGCAACTGATTTAGAATTTGGTGCCACAAGTGGTACGTTGACTATCAATAACCCGGCAGTAGTTGGCACACAAGCAACACAAGATGTATTCAATACTACTGCTACAACTGTAAATGCATTTGGTGCAGCAACAACACTTATAGTTGGTGCTACCACCGGTATAGCAAACATACGTAACGAAACAACAAACATTATTGGTAATGCCACAGTTGGTGGCACACTTAATGTCACTGGCAACACAACTATAACTGGTCATGTAACATTAGAGGGAGTTACATCAACTGGCGCCACTGGTACAGGTAATATAGTATTCAGTAATAGCCCAGTACTAACAACACCAAACATTGGCACACCTGGCTTTGCTAACTTATCTAATGCAACAGACTTGCCTATAAGTACAGGGGTTAGTGGACTTGCTGTAGGTATTGCTGATTTCTTAGCAACACCATCAAGCAGTAATTTAATTACTGCGGTAACAGATGAAACAGGCACTGGTAATTTGGTATTCAGTAATAGCCCAGTACTAACAACACCAAACATTGGCACACCTAGTTTTGCTAACTTATCTAATGCAACCGGCTTACCGTTAACAGGTGTTACTGGCTTTGGAGCAAATGTAGCTACATTCTTAGCAACACCATCAAGTAGTAATTTACTAGATGCTGTTACCGACGAAACAGGCACTGGTAATTTAGTATTCAGTACAAGCCCTACATTAGAAACATCATTGGTAGCAGGTACTAGTAGCTTTGATCTAGTTAACACAACAGCCACTACAGTAAACTTTGCAGGTGCAGCAACAACATTAAGTGTTGGTGCAGCCACAGGTACTACAACAGTCAATAACGATTTAGATGTTGCATTAACATTAACAGCACGTGATATTAACAGTACTGTAATTGGTAACGTATCTGCCGCAGCTGGTACATTTACAACTGTAACAGACACAGGCTTAACTGCAACAAGAATTACCTATGCTGGCACAGGTGGCTTATTATCTGACTCGTCTGACTTTACCTATGATGCAGGAATTTTTACAGTTCAAAATTTCAGTATTAACGGAGCAACTGCAGAAATTTCTGTAATTGGCGGCAGTGGTAATGTTACATTGAATCCAGATGCAGGTGGTGTAATTGATGCAACCGGCAGCTTGATATCTAATATTGCTAACCCGGTCAGCGCACAAGATGCAGTAACACTAGATTATTTAACAACAACCCTTGGTAGTATTAGTGCCAATGCTATATCTCAATTGAATTCCGACATTAGTATACTTGATGCGGCAACTGGCATTATTACAGCTAACGTTGATGCTGTTAGTGTCTTTACATTATCAAACTCATCGGCTAGTTTCTTTAGCGACTTTGTAACATTTAATAACACTACTAGTAATGTTGCAATTACAGGTACCGCATACATTTCAAGTAATGCAACAATTGTAGGGGCACTTGATGTTACTGGAGATACAACGTTAACTGGTAATCTAGCAGTTAACAGTGGTATCTTAACTACTACTGCTAGTGCAGCCACAGTATTTGATGATGCAGTATCATCAGTTTATGCATTTGGTGGTGCTACAACAATTGATATAGGTTCTGCTAGCGGTACGATTACAATTAACAACCCAACTGTAGTTGGTACGCAAGCAACACAAGATTTATATAATACAACTACAACTACAATGAATTTTGCCGGTGAAGCAACAACATTGATTGTTGGTGCTACTACCGGTGTAGCAAATATACGCAACGCAACTACTAATATTATCGGTAATGCGGTAGTTGGTGGTACACTTAGCGTTACTAGCGGCGCAACTATTAACGAGGCACAAACAACAACAAATTTTGTTGTTAAAGGGCAAACATCATCTAGTTTAATACTAGCAGATAGTGCTAATAATTCTGTGGTATTTGGTGGCAACTTAACATCTGCTGTTCTTGGATCAGTAGCAACATTTACAGGAACAAGTGCAATTATTTTACCAGTTGGTGATATTAGTCAACGTCCGAGCAATAATGGACTAACTGATGTTATTGGTATGGCACGCTACAGCACTTCATCTAACAACATTGAATTCTTTGACGGCACAGCTTGGCAGGTAGCAGGTAACTCATTTACATTAGTTACAACAAATGCATTTACAGGTAACGGAGTTGCAACTAGCTTTACATTATCGGCGCCATCAACAACATCAGCTCTTATTGTTGCAATTAACGGAGTTGTGCAATATCCAACACTAGCATATTCTGTAGGCGGAGTAAACAGTGATGTATTAACATTCACTGAAGCTCCGGCAGTCGGTGATATCATTGACGCTAGAGCATTGAGTACATCTACAACAGTGTCGGCATTAACCAACGGAAACGGATATGTACAGTATACTGTAAACGACAATTTTGCTAACGTAATAGCCGGTACAAGTACAGTTGAAACAAGAATGAGTATTTCAGCAGCTACTGGCACAGCAACATTTATGAACGATGTTGTAATTAATGGTAACTTAACAGTTAAAGGTGACACAGCCGGTAATATTAATCTTGGTGATGCTAATACAGATAATGTTATATTCTTTGCAGACGTTAATAGTAATGTTATTCCAAATGGCAACGCTGTTCATGATTTGGGTTCAACAACAGCATTTTGGAATAATACATATACTGACAATCTTGTTAGTGTTAATATTATAGCCGCCGCCGATGAAATAGCTGTGGGTACCTCAGATACAGTGATTGACACATTTGATGCAACTGTTTACAGAAGTGCAACATATGTATTGTCTGTTTCAAATTCTTCATTAGGCGAGTATGAAACTACGGAAGTGTTAGTAATACATAATGGCACTACTGCATATAAAAATCAATACGGAACCATATATACAGGTACATCAAGTTTA